ATGCGATATTATACGCTTTCTGAAGTTGCAAAAATACGTAACATTGGAAAGTCAACAATTTACCACAATGGACCTAAAAATTATGGAGGCATTAAAATCGGTAAGTCTTGGCGATTTCCCGAAGATAAAATTGGGACCGGTCCGGAGGATAAACCCAAGCAAATTAATGTCGGGTATGTAAGGAGGTTTTCTAAAAACGCAGGGAAAAGGGTTAGCTAAATTATATTAGCTAAATATTGTAAAAAAGTTAGTTAGGGGGTCTACATGTTACCGACTCAATTTTCTTACGAGAGAAAACGACTCAGAATGTTTATTAAAAATGGCGAACCATATTATTGCGCAGCTGATTTTTGCAGCATACTTGAAATTTCAAATCCTACTGATGCCGTAAAACGACTCAAAAAGGATGAGCTAGATTTAATCGAGGTCACCGATTCACTTGGGAGACAACAAATTACTAACGGAGTCAACGAAACTGGCATCTATTCGCTCATCCTCGGCAGCCGCAAACCAGAAGCCAAAGCATTCAAACGCTGGATCACTCACGATGTGATCCCGGCCATTCGCAAAACCGGCTCCTACTCAGCCCAACTCACTCCGGCCGAAGCACTCCTGAGAAGTGTCGAACTCCTGGCCAAACAAGAGCGCGAACTCAATGCCGTAAAGGAGGCCCAGACCAAAAGCCAAGAAGTTTTAGTGAAGCATGAATTCGCGCTTACAACTCTTGATCAAAAGGTCCGTGTTGAGATCACACTACTGCCAGGGAGCAAGCACAGCTTCAGGGGGCGGTCAAAGCAAGGATTAGAAAGTTTGGGGATCGATCATTATTTTCCAAAATCTATTCAGCTCTCAAGCGTCAGTTTGGCGTACCGAGCTACCGGGATCTGAAAAGGTCCGATCTTTCGAAGGCATTTCGGTTTATTGAGAGCTGGACTCCATGATACTTTGTGAAAACGTTGGTATTGAGAGGAGGCGAGAGAGATGGAAAAATGGCATGAAACAATTCGAGATATGGATGAAAAATTCACTTCGAAGGATACCCCTTAAAACCGTATGAGGATTCTGCAGGATACAAACAAGATAAAAGAAGAGATCACTTCAAATTTTGTAAGCGGTCTCTGCCAAGAACAACTTACCGTCAACGAAGCAATCTCGATATTGAAAAGTGCTGAACTTATTATCATGCAGTCTAGATTTACGGCTTAATCTGGTTTCTCAGGTTTCGGTTTCTTGGGTTTGTAAGTAGCGTTTGGGTTAGAGTCATTCAATACTCTTATCCGCATCTTTTCCCCTAATGAGCACCTAGTATTCGCGTTAGCCCCTACTAAACATGCAAAGCTGATTTCCCCATAGGATTTGCAGATATTGATATTATGACAATCCTGTTTATAAACATGTTTTCCTTTTTCATCTTGCTCAATTGGATCGGACAGATTGCCGCCTATCAAAGGATTACTCATTGATTTCATCTCCTTCCTGTATTGATTGGTATGTCTAACAACTACCAACTTCGACGCAAAAAAGGAATATTCCTGTAAATATTTAGCGAAAGTGAGGCGAAAAACACATGAGCGTGACAGCGAAAGATCAAATTAACAATAAAGACCAGGCGAGCGAGGCGATTATTAAAATCATGCAATCGCCACGGTTTGGTTGGATAACAAAAGGTAGCCGCGCGAAGTCTAACGAAAAATTGAGATACCAGAGTATTGCCTCAGTTGGGAGACAAGAAACTAGAAAAAATTCAGCTATTGGACCTTGTAGAATTCTACATTATAGGTTATATCGGCTATTTTTGAAAAGGCTATTAAAGAGCGTATTTAAGGGTGATAACCCAGCACATCATGTAGATGCTCCGAAGGTCGAGGGGAAGAAGGCTAAGTGTTATGACCTTGATCAGGTAGCAGCCATGCTCAAAGCCCTTGAAAAAGAAGACTTAAGGCACCAGGCAGCAATTATGATTGCTTTGACTACTGGGGCATGTTTAGGTGAGATTATGGGTCTAGAATGGCAGGATATAGATTTCAAGAATAAGACAATTGAAATAAGGCAAGCAAGTCAATTTATACCCGAAAAGGGCATATTTTTAAAGCCGCCAAAGATTGAATCAAGCAAACGTAAAAACAAAGTAAAGACAGGCAAGCGGCTGATTTGATGGAAGATAAATTCTCCTTAGATCGGGTGCCCAGCAAGAAAACTATATAAGCCCTATAAACTAATCTAAAGGAAAAACGCCCTAACTCCCACGATTACAAGACGTCGATTACGAGCTCTCACCGAATAGGGAGGGTTCTTTTAGTTAATACATTTCAACTTATGCATCAATTCAAAATCATTATTTTTTAAATTAGACTTCATTTTATTAAAATAGAAAAGGTCAAGTTAACTCTTCAGTTGACTTGACCTTTTTTCATAATATATCGCGAAAATGTAAATCTGTCCAAGCCTCAAAAATGGCAAAAATAAAAAGGGCTAAAACCCTTGATACATGCTGGCAGGGGATGAAGGAGTCGAACCCTCACTGACGGTTTTGGAGTCTGGTATTTCTCGTTTTGTATATTGTCGTAAGTTAATGAAACAATTGATACGTCTAGGTTTTTTCATTTCTGTTTATCATAACTTTTTGCTTTTTTGGGGGACTTTTAATATCTTTAGTCCCCAAATAGTCCCCAAATAGTCCCCAAATAGTCCCCAAGAAGTCCCTGAATTTATCGGTAAAAAAGCGCCTGAAATTAAAGTTCAGACGCTTTTTTTAAAGTCGGTTTATGTTTCTATTTATTTTGCTGAATCGGCTTTCTTTTTCTTGTCACTGCCAAATAGGTTTTGCAGTTTATCCGCCGCCTCTGTGTCAGGTTTCCTTAAAAAGTGACTATATACGCTCGTTGTTGTGGTCGCTTTTGTGTGACCAAGTCTCTTAGCGACTGTTTGTACATCTACACCATGACCGATCAATAGAGAGGCGTTTGTGTGCCTCAGACCGTGAAATTTAACGTCTGGTAGGTTATGTTTTCGACGGAAATCTTTAAACCATATCGTTGGCGTAGAAGGGAAAATAGGCTTGCCATTCCATTGGGTAAAGAGGCGGTCATGATCCTCCCATTGATCCCCGCATTTTAAACGTTCTTCATTTTGCCATGCCTTGTATTCTTTTAGTAAATCCATAACTAACGGTGGCATAGCAATAATTCTTTGGCTGCTATCATTTTTAGGGGATTTAGTAAAAGTACCTTTACCAGGCAAATATTGTGATGCTCTACATATTCGCAAAAGATTATTATCGAAATCAACGTCAGACCATTCTAAACCCACAACTTCACCTAAGCGGCTCCCGGAGTATGCTGCCAGATAAATAACAGTCTAAAATTTGTGCGGTTCGTCATCAAGAAGGGAGAGCATGTATTCTAGTGTGCCTTCCTCAAAATAGGATATTTCCTTTTTCTCAACTTTTACCTTAATGCGAGAGGCGGGATTATTTAGGATGCACTGTTCTCGCACGGCATAAGACAATATAGCACTTATCGCCCTATGATGATGTTTAATACTTTGGCTAGAGAGCTGGCCTACTTCTTTTTTAAACAATGGCAAGGAAACCTATTTTCCAATTACCATGACTAAAACAGAAGAGGGTGAAATGTTTAGTCGGTATGACTTGGTTTTCTCAGTGCCGGTGGAGAACAGAGATTTTAAGCTTATCTTCATTACTGGCATTGATGGCATTGAGAAAATCAGATTTAGGGTGGATGTAAATTCTTTAGAGAATAAAGCTAAAGATGGGATACCCGGTGGCTGCATGTTCTTTATGGATGTTCCAGTGACGCTCATTATATCCGAGCAGTCCGATACAATTCCTAGTGAGTAAAAGAAACGGCCTCAGCGTAATTGCTGGGGCCTTGTTTAGTTAATTAAGTGGATGTAAGTGATTAGGATCAAGGATATTATCATAAACTTTTCCGTCATTTTTCTGCACAGCATACCATCCGGCAGTTGCAGTATGCGCTGCTCCGCCTCCATCATTAACTACTTCATAGACATGAATAACATAACAGTCTATTCCATTCACATTTTCTTCGTGGTCATTCTGATAGAGCATATCTTTTTTAACTATCTGCTTAACTATTTGTATTGCCTGTACTCCTGTTATAGGAGTGTTCTGATCCGGTTCATTATTCTTGTTTTGGCTATCATAAAGCAAACTTTTGTTATTATTTTCTGGTATTGGCTCACTAGAAACCGTTATTACTTTGCATTTTTCTAGATTAATATTGCTGTCTATACCGTCACATATACCCTGAACAGTTACTTCGTGATTCTTATTAACCTTTGCTAAAGATGATGCATCCTCTTGGGAAAAACTGCACCATACTGTAGTGAAGCCGTTACCATTTGCTGAAAGATTTATATATGGATTATTGCTAAAATCTCTGTCAATAGCTATAGGTACGCCCGTTACTTCAAGCAGTTTACCTTTATACTTTCCATCTGCGGCAAACTGATTATCATCGTATTCTTGTTCTAATTGTTTGGCTGTAACCTGGATTGGTTTTTCGGATACCTCTGTTGTGGCGGTTGAAGTCACTGGATTAACTTTGGCAGCTGGGGTAACTTGAGCTGATGTTGGTTTATTAGTTTCTGCAACACCCGTTCGACCAATAGCGCCGATCGCACACACTATAATAAAAAGGGTTATTATTTTATATCTCAGAAAGAAATTTCTTTGATCTGTTCCACAATGAATACATTTTTTAACGTTTTCACCGATTTCTTTACCGCAGGTCTTACAGTTTACTAAATTTTTATTCAAACGGAATCATCCTTTCTCGGTCCTAAGCTACTTGAGAAACAACTCCTTAAACTGAGCTTTAGATATCCTCGTGATTTTGCCATTATAGTAAACTTTAAGCGACGATTTTTTTATGTATTTTATATCTACCAATGGCTCAGCATAGCATCTACACCCAACACATTCGCCCGCATGATAATAGCCAATAGATTTCTCGCCCACTAATTCTTCGGGAGATGGCGGATCGGTCCAAAAAACTATCACGCCGTCCATGTGTTTGTGACTGCTTCTTACCCTACTATCCTCTGAACTTCTCCATGTATAGGCCTTGATTCCCAAATTCTCTGCCCTTAGCCTTGTTATTTGGGCTGACTGTATACTCGAAACAGTACTTACTAAAACTTTAGCATTTGCCACCGTAATATTCTCGAAAAATTTCGAAATGTCATTCGCTATATCATTAGATCGCCTACCCTTAAGGGACTCGTTAGCAATGCTAACAATTAAGTCATCCGAAAAATCGAAGGGCCACTTAAGACTTCTAATTCTCTCTACGATATAAGCTAAATGTTTATTCTTTGAGTCTAACTCTTTTCTTATTCCGTTATAAATCGCAGCTGAATCTGACTTAACTTTTGTAATTTGAGAAGACGCTTTTCCTTTTGAAATAAACCGAAACAAGTTTCCCAACATTTAACTCCTCATTCCTCCTTATCATCCTAAGTACGATTATACTTCTAAGGATGCTGGATATTATGGAAAAAGATGTCGATTGAAAACAAAAATCTATGCAACCATTAGACCTTGCCAGATCCACAAGCACAAACTCAACAATCTGCACAATAAAATAGACAGCGTTGCCGGACGCTGCGCATGACGAAATCCCACTTTCTTAATTGGAGGTGGGATTTTTTGCGTTTCTATGTATCTACCAAAAACTCTTTTATATAGTCAATTAATTCATTATCTATTTTTAAAAACATCATTTACTCCTAATCCTGATTTATGCCCCGTATCACGGTGGCAATTATTACACGACGTATCACTTTTTAGTATTTTAATGTGGTCATTAGGCATTAGAGGGGCTTCTTTATAGTCTCTTATTTTATCAATATGACAAGTAATACAGTTGTTTATAAAAAGGGCTTCGTATCCTGGCTTAATAGAACCAAACTCGCCAGTTAATTGGAGCCCGATGCCCCTAAAGCCACGAGTTAACACATTTTCTATCTTACCGAATGGACCTCTTTTTTCATGGCAGTACATACAAGGAACATTTTTGTGGGGCGACTCTTTCCAAGCTTCGTAGTAGGGTTCAGCTTCATGACAAATTGTACATGACGCAGGTAAGGTGGCAACCCAGTAAGCGCCACGAAATACAGCATATGCTGTAATGAGAAATACAAGTGTAAGTATTAAGGGTTTCTTCACAATGTCCTCCAATTATAGGTAATAAGATTATAATGTACCCAGATTATTAATAGTATTCAATTAAATAAATACTAAGGGTTAGCGCCTTTAATTTTCTACATGCTTAAATGGCGAATCCCTCCCTCGCTTAGTTCGGGGGAGGGATTGTTTGCGTTTTTTATGCTATTTTTTAAGGTAATGAAGCTATTCTTTTTAGCGCTCTTCAGAAAATGGTTTGGAGGCTTTTTACGGTTTAATTATCTGTTAATTAACACCTAGCATTATTACACGCCTTTTTAGACATAATATCGTTGTTTTGTCAATACTTTGTTCTATGTTAAAGCATTACGAGAGGAGGTGGATAACTGTGCTACAGGTTAAGTTATATCAATTTGACAACTTAAAAATGTCTAAGCAAAGTTTTGAAACCGAATTTCTTAATGATACCTTATATTATTTTGAGAATCTTAATAATGTAGTAGGTATTGGCTTTGACTTTAACCAAAACGAACTCAAATACGTGACTGAAAAAGCTTATAAAGTTGGGTTAAATCCTATTATTCTTACTGTGCCTAAATTCCTAAAATTACTAGAAAACGCATTGGTTTCTAGTCGAAAGATAACAAAAATTGAATTTACAATGGAAATTGATGTGGATGATAAAAATGAATTGGAAGGCTTAATGATAAGCGGGCAACAATCTCTCCTTATTACTGTTAAAGATATTATTCAGAATAACTACACGTTTATTAAAAACGTTTCTTGGTATGAAACTGCTGGTGAGAATCCGGTAGAGTTATCTTTATGGGATAGTGGTATTCTTTATGTAAATAATGGTGTTGAAACATTACAAAAATCCGACGACTTGCTTAGTTACGCGGTTGGGTAATGTTTTGAGGTGTATATGAGAAAATCAAAGATCTATAACTTTCTTCAACCTTTAATTCCGGTATTTGCATGGGTAATAATTCTGTGGGGTAAACCGGAATTTTCTATTGCTAATTATGTGGCTAAAGTGTACAAGCTTTCTGCCAATGAGGTCAGGCCTTTGGATATAGTGCTTTTCACAGCGGCGTCTACATATTTTTTGCGATTTATCGATTGGTTGATTGCTAAGATATACGCAAGTATACAAGCAATTAAAAGCTTATCGTTAGGCGTTATTTTTACAAATCTTCAAAACACGAAAGAGACATTTACGACAATAGATATCCCCCAAGGATCACCGAAGAGGGTTAAAGTTACAGTGAATGTGCAATTTTATAATCAGTTTCTTTTTAGTACACTTATCTCCAGATATTTTAGTTCAATAATTCTTCAAATAGACTGGCTATCTACTTGGCTTCAGGTAGAAATTGATGGGATTAATAATATTCAGAATTATGTTGCTTTTGAACAAGGAATTATGAATATAGATCTTTTAAAACTTGCCCATTGGCCAAAGGGAAGTATAGAAATAGTGCTTGCTATTGTTTCAATACATACTAATACTACTTCTGGATTTTTAAACATAAGCATCAAGGTAGAAGGATCAAAGTTCAAAAAGTGGTTACTTAAAAGAACTTTAAAATTCACTCAAACCAATCATGAACTTGTTTTGCAATCCTAGAGGAGGAAAGCTATGATCACTGCAAATGTAAAGAAAATTACTGGCGTATCTACGATACAAGAGGTTGTAAATGTAATACAAAATCAAGGCGTATTAAATGAAACTGTAGATGATCCGGAATGGCCAATCGAGGACCTCTTACTACGTTCTATAAATATCTTGAATATACCAGATCGCATCAATACGGCTCAGTTATCAAAAGAAGGTCAAAAAGTAAGTTTTCTCTTTACACACGCTGAAAGTGAAAGGCTTCGTCGTAGAACCTCGTGGTTCGAAAATGAAGGAGAAAATGGTAAAGTACTTAAATCAAAAGAAGAACGAGTTAATATAGCTAAGGCTGATATATTATTTTTTGAGTTTCAAGGATGTGTATATGCTGCATTTTTTACAAAGAAGGAAGATACTATTGCAAGATTAAAGGATGAATTATTGTTACCAGATTATTGGGGCGAGATATCGGACGCCGTGGAGTTTAAAGTAGAAGATGATTTACTGTATTGGCTTTTATATAGATTTGCACAGTTTAGCGGAAAAATGAATAGGAATTTTGATATTATTGGAATTTATGGATATATGGGTTATGCAGTTAGTAATACGCACACAATTACTGGAGAAGGCCAAAGAATATCGGAGTTGTTAGGGACTTTAGCATATATTTTTGGAAATGATCCTCTTGATTCGCTTAATGTTTCAATTCGCAAACAGACTGAACACGTATCTTTTAGGATTAGTCGTTCCGGTAATATCCAGGTATCTGACACAGAGTATATGGGCAATTTCTGGGGTAATCATACTGACAAAAGTAGATTTGCGAGGATTTGTATACTAATTTATACAATAATTATTCCAGGAATTATTGACACCTATAATGATCATAGAAAAACGGGTCAGTGGAATATGCAACACAGACTAGATTTTATAAAGGGTACTGGCATTAAGATTCTCCGAAAAGTAATGCCACCTCTCCAGTTACCTTTAGACATGACCGTTAAGGATATACTTGCATAAGTTTTTGATGATTGCTTCTCTTGGCTCGATAGAATTTATTAGAATGCATTGAGGCCCCCTTATATTTATGATGAGGGCCTTTTCCTTTTTGTAAGAACAAGTTTCCCCTATATTACAGATACGAGATAATTAAGGCCAATGGCATAATAATCTTCAGAAAAGAAGTTCAGATTTTAATAAGGAGGATACCATGGAAGATGCTTGGGTCAAATTAAGTTTGAAATTTGATAAATGGAGAATGAAATATATTAACCTTGAAAATTATATGAAGGGCAACGTATTTCATTATACTAGTGCTATAGCACTAGAGAACATTATTAGAAATAAGACATTATGGGTTACTAAAAGTGATTTTTTAAATGATAAAACTGAATACATGTATGGCATCAACCTTATTAAACAAGTATTTGAAAAATATGAATACGAATATTTAAACAAAAAACTATTAATCGTAATAAATAGAAAATTTAAGTTGTATCTAGCGAGAAGTTATATATTTAGTACTTCTGAAAATAGCGATTCAATTAATTTATGGGGAAATTATTCAAGACATGAAGGGTATAACATTGGCTTTAGCCTTAATAAGATATTTAGTAGAACGTGGGATATGAAAGTCTACGTAACTGGTAATAAAATAAGTGAAGATGGTTTGATAGAAAAATACTATATTCCAAGAAAAGGCGAACATGAATCAATCGAAATGTATCCAGGGAAAGTTATATATGATAACAAAATGCAAAAAAATACAATTATAGATATATTCAACTTTCTCGAGCATATTTCTAATATGTTTTATTCATTTCGTAATTCTGAAAAAATAGATAAACAATGTTTGAATAATCTTATCTGTCATTACAATAATGCATTTGGTTCCGCAATACATATCTTATTAAATCAGATTAAGTTATTTAAGAATCCAGTATTTTCTCAAGATGAGGAATATAGAATTATTTTTGATAAACCGCAAACTAAATGTCAGAAAGCACAGACAATTCAAAGGCGTGTTTATTCCATATATCGAAGTGGTCTTTGAGGAAAGCAATGATATCAAAGGACTACCTATTGATTCAATAACTATTGGGCCTAAGAATAGTCTGGATATCGCAGCGAAGGGACTAGGCCAATTTTTGAAAAGTCAAGGGTATAAGTTTCATTAAACCCTGAATGTAAAGATAATAATAAACTGTTAATAAAAAAATCAGATGTTCCATTACGATACTAAAAAGTAAAAAATCATTAGCTTTCATGCAATTGGATTATACCTTATTTAATATCTTGAACTCCTATCGTAAGACGGGAATGATCTTTGATGTTTGGCTTCAAACCTTCCACAAAAACCATCTACACGTATTCAATTCATATTTAAGCTCAAAACGCTTCACTTGTCCGTGGTACTCGCTTTGGCACTCATAAATTTTCATGCGGTTTCCGGCAAGTTTTTCCTCAGATATTCTATTAATCATCTCAACCTTTACTACATTTCCATCATGTCGAAAGCGAATAGGGCGTGGCGTCCCTGGGATATCGAACCAAGCAATCATCTCTATGGGGGCCATAACTACCTTCATTTAGATTCCTCTCCTATCTAGAATGTATGTTCTGATTTTATCAAAACCTTTGTTCTTAGCAAAGAGAGATGTCTTGCCAAATAATTGCAATTAGCGAGGTGTGTAACGATTTAGGGGCTTTGAGCTAAAATACGAACTGAATATATGCAAGTGGATGCTTTGGAAAATGTAGCATAATTCTCCTAACCATGGATATAATAATCTCACGAAGATTTATCGTCCTGCTTAGATCCCATCGGTAACGGTGGGATTTTTTACGGTTCTTTTGATATAATAAAGATATATCGATAACATACAATTATTCTATGGAAATAATATTAAGGCAGTGATACTCTTGTTGATAACACCTTTTCCTCTCTATGGCATCCGTTAAACCTCTTTTTACTCTCATCTTCACCGGTGATGAGAGTTCTTTTTTGTTAATTAATTGAAAAGGGCAACATAAGGTTACATAATAGACTTTACCCATGGACATAATAATTTTATTATCTCCCCGCTTATTACCGCTCTCATCAGCAACGGTGAGAGCCTTCTTATCCCCACATGAAAAAGAGAGCTTAATCGCTCTCCTTTTTAGTTCTACGCATGTTAAGTTCTATGAGTGATTTTTCAATTTGCCGGACTAAATCGCCTATTCCCCATGTAGCCTCTTGAACTTTATTCTTAATGGTGACTTTAAGAATAAAGTAGAGAAGGATAATGCTCGGGTTAGGGAGTATGATTATAGAGAGAAAGGAGTAAGTGGGGAAGATGTTATCATTTATGGGATCATCCTTTTGCAGGAGTTAAATTTCATAAGGCCCAGTAATTTTCGTAGGTATTGCTCCGACCATTTCGTTAAGTTTTTTTGCAAATCCATTTAGGAATATACTGTTTTTACCTAAAAATACCAACTGGCTATCATAGCCATTCTTATCAGTGTATACAATAGATAAAAATAACAATGTTTTTTCTATCTTTTTATATCCAATTCCGCTCATGCCCCCAACGACTGCACCTAGTGAACCATCTAATAACTCGCCTAAAGCTGCTCTGCCAATTACATCTTTTTCCTTATATTCAACTTCTGCTTGCGTGAATACGACAGCTTTTTTAATCCTACCGAGTGGAATTATTTGTTTATCGCTTAGAGTAATTTTATCCTTATAAAGATGAATGGTTACGTATTGCCCTTCTCTAAGATCAGGAATCCCTTTAACAAATCTCATGCTAAATAAGGATTTGAGTACTCCTCTTGCTTTTCGTTTTCTGGCCCCTTTTATTACGAAGCCAAGTAATGAGAAGGAGATGATCAACATAATTAAAGCAACTATTATAGGATCCATTTGGTCGCTCTCCGTTACAGGCGTTGTTGTAGGATAGGAACTATTTATTATCATGCCATACACGGTTAAACCCACGATTAAACCAATGAATAGGTACACGATTGTTGCAATAACCTTCTTCCACGTCTTACCGGATCTAAAACCAGGGATCTTACTCATTCGAATCACTCCTTTATTGATTCTAAGTTTTCTATGGATATATTCGTTATCCTGCTTTTCGACATTTATAATGGTTATTCGACTTATCGTTAATTTATTAATAACCTCTAGCATTTATAATAAAGGGCCTAGTTATATCGAAATTCACATATTACAAAATTTGTAAAATAAATATAAAGAAAAACTAAGCCAATAGAAAGGCTCAGTTAAATAGAAAATTATTCGCCTTAATAAAGGCTTGTACTTTGTCCTAAAAACGAATGAACGCTGTACAGACAGTAAATCATACGTTAAGTCGTTCGTTGACTAGTACGCTAAAACGAACAATTGAAGGTAATTGGACACCAAGAAATCAGCGAGATCCAGAAATCAAAGTAGGGCACTAAAAGAAGTAGCGTATTCTAGAAGATCACCAGGTTGGCAATCTAAAGCAAAGCACAACTTATCAATGATTTCTAATGACACATAAGCATTAGTATTTAATTTTGCCATGGTTGCGTTTGAAATCCCAGCGTCAACCATAACTTGTTGTTTCTTTAATCCCTTATCTAGGAGCATTTTTTGAAACGGTTTATAGCTACTTAATTGAAAGGCGAGATGCCATTTTGTAAGCTGGTATCTACAAAGTGGATCGTTAGCAGACATTTGCCGCCTTTTGTGCCTATGACAGAGTCCATCTGCACAATAGCTGTATCCGGATTCTTTTCTAGGAAAGCTTGGAACGCTTCATAGTTTCGACCAATCCGACATCCTTTGTCCACTTTGAATTCTGGTTTTTTATAGCGTTCACGGAACTTCACTTTCCTCGGCAAATCGATGTTACGTACATCAAGAAGACAGGCGTCAATGTAGTTATAGATGGTTTTCTCACTGCACATAAGCTTATCTTGATGGGTTACATAAATCTGATGGATGGATTGTCCTTGCTTTACCAGTGGACTGATGATGGCATTCAGCCTGGCAATCTCCTCTTCGCAAACACACAGGCCACTCCTTGATTCCGATATGGTTCTATGAGCTTTGAGATGAGCATGCTCCGCATCATATATACTTTTCAGCAAGGTACATTTGCCAATCTGTTCGCAGCCATTGCAGACATAGGGTACACGAAATCTAGCAGTACAGATTTCCTCGATAAAATCTTCACAGTTGGCATTACACTTTGGGCATAGCTTACAATAGACGGTTGAGGACCTTGTGCATTCCTTACCGCAGATCCCTTTCCTTCTGCAGTTGAACCGATTCTTGCATGCATTGTAAGGAAATCCTGGATAACCGGTGGCAACTTCAGAGAGATGTTTGCGGACTTCTCTGGAAATAGTTGTTGAATTCTTGTACAACCTACGGCCGATTTCTTTAAATGAATGACTTTCTTTCAGGTACTTCTGCAGATTCAGTCTCTCTTCATAAGTAAAAAATCCAGACATTGTTATTCTCCATTCCGCCGCGCCGCCAACGTATTTAAGGATATATTTAATTGAAAGAGCGTGTAAATGATTTATTCCCGGTCGGCTTATCTTTCTTAAGGGTTAAGGGTTGTGGATAGTGCCGTTCCGTGGATAAGCAATTATGGGTATTCCTTAAAAGAGCTTATCCACACTCACCACAACCCCGACGGCGAAATGTTCTTGTTGATCTATATAAAAACAAAAAGATTGGTTCACTACCAATCTTTTGTAAGCCAGGGTGCAACCCCCTGGAATCTACAAATTTAAATTTTTATAAAGGATTATTTAGAATCGAAAGGGTTGCAATTCGATTTGCAATTAAGGCTTTGAAGTGAGGTAAAGGATTTTTCTGCATCTAATAATTCACTGGTGGATACCGACAGCAATCTCGAAGAACTTATTAGCAATCGACATGAAAAATTTATATGTACTAAAGAGTATCAAGAGGCTAGGGAATGGGTTAGGAACGCTTTAAAGGAAATCATAGAGTTATCCCCTAAAACTTTAGGCCTAATTGAGGATGCTTTTTTCACCATGGAAGATATCTGCTTTAGCGCAGGTTATAGAGATGGAATAAGCGATTTGATGGCAGCTATGACGTTTAATGAGTTGGGCCTTACCAAGGTTGAAACATTTGATTTTAGAAGAGGTGCCTAAAAATCGTCGGTGATTTGGAATAACAAAAAATAAATTTAAGGAGATGAGGGAAACCAATGGATTTAATCGGAATTTTGTACCATACCAGAATGGAAGAAGCTTCAGCACCAGATATTTACCCTGATGAGTTCGGTGTCAAAAGGGGTGAGTATTGCAAACTTATCGATGAAATTGCAAAGTTGTTACCAGAAGATGTAGTTCAACTTCTCCTTGACTTGGATAGAGTAGGATCAGAATTATTGGGTATTTGCGAGGAAACAGGCTATAAGATGGGATTTAGTGATGCTTTTGAATTTTCAGAAGAAGTAATGCCAAAAACAGCTTAACAATTAATATGGAAGAAAAAGGGATTATCAGATGAAAAAACCTAACGATGGCTCTGAAAGCAAAAACGTTTCGGTTCGTGAGGCCGCTGAGTTTTTGGGAAAGTGCCAACAATTTATAAGGGTTGGTTTGCAAACCGGGATTTTGCCTTTTGGATCAGCAGTAAAGATGAGTTCCAAGTGGACTTACTACATTTCAAGAGCAAAGTTGTATGAATATGCAGGCGTTAAACTGTTAACGGAGGAATAGCACAATGTCATTTAGCAATGATTCATTAAGCCTTACAGAATGTATCGCAATCCTATTCGATGAACGTCCAAGGTTATGCGATTATTACACATCCGGTAACTACGAAAGGCATTTTGAAAAGCAAAATACCTTAGACCGCAAGATAAAACAGCGTCTTGGTAAAAAACGGTGGAAAGAGTTATTTTGGTATTTCGCTAGCACTGATGCTATCCACGGAGAACAACTTGCTGAACTTCAAAAATCATGCTACAAACTGGGATTTAATGACGCCTTAGCTTTAATGGGTGAGATTGAACGAGCTAAGAACGGATTATCTAATATTTTTAACTAAGGAGTGATGATATGCCTGGTGTCGTTAATCCCGACATCATAGGTATTGCAGCTTCTTTGATTAGCTGGGGAATTAGGCAATTCAAGAAAAATAACATTATGGACGTTATCACTGCAACGCACTTGCAGAATAAGGAAGAGCAAAGACCAATTCTCATAAAGGAACATAAAACAGATTCCGGCATAGATTATGTATTTGCTCTTCCTGCTGGCGTGGATCGGACTGACTTCGAGGCTAATCGGCATTACTTCGAAAGTTATCTTAATTCTATTGTGGAGATAGAGGTCAAGGGCAGGAGATTAATTCTCAAAACCTTTAAGGGAGAATTTCCTAAAGAAATCAAATTCAATTTCGATCCTGCCCTTTATCCCGATATGATCGCTCCTTTCCCGGTTGGTGTTACTCCGGACGGCAAGACACTCGTTGAGGACCTTTATTCATTACCTCATATGATGGTGGGCGGACAAACTGGTTTTGGGAAAACTTCTTTTCTTCTGGTTCTGATGGTTGCCTTCCTTCTTAAAGGTATTAAGGTATCGGTAGTGGAGCGCAAAGGTGTTGACTTTCCGCGCTTTAGTCCGTGGGTAAACCTTGCCCTTAATGACTCTGAGGCCGAAGAATTACTTCGATTTCACGTCGAAGAAATGCACCGGCGACAGGGTATTCTTCGAGAAGCCGGAGCGCAGAACTTCGCGGAGTATTGCGAGAACCACGATGACTTGCCTTATCTCGTCCTTATTGCTGATGAGTTAACGCAGATTAGGAGTAAAGTAGCATTTCAGGCCATTGGTGACTTGTCGGTGCTTTCAAGGGTATCCGGTATAAGTATGATTCTTGCCACTCAAAAGCCAGGGGCGAAAATATGGGACGGTTTTACAGACGTTCGCAGTCAATTGTCAGGGGCAATGTGCTTTCACGTAAGGGATCAAGCAGACAGTCAGATTGTACTTGGATCGGGAAATACAAGAGGCGCAGAGCTGCCTAAAATTAAGGGCAGGGGCGTTTGGAATAATGACCTAGACCAGTAGCCCAGGCCATGTTCTTAAACGCACGAGAAGCCCAGAAACTGCTTTCCGAGCGGGTCCCGAAAGGGGTGTATGAGTTTGCCAGTAATGACGAACATACAGAAAGGATTAATACGTGACCAAGCTATTTTAGACACCATTACCTTTTGTAAGGTCATGGATACAAATCAAATTGCAGAATTGTTCTTCAGGTTTCCTTCTGGTTTAAGAAAGTGTCAGGCCAGAATGAAAATCCTTGTAGATAAGAGACTGGTCAAGAAGACTAGATTATCCTTGGACACTGCCACCATTTATTATAGAAAGAAACTTCCCGATCATGTGCCGCATGCATTAGGGGTAACATGGTGCTATGTATGGATGAAACGACAATACGGAGAAAATCTCCTTACCTTCGAACTTGAGCAGTTAAAAGAGTTTGGCGATATTCTTCAAGCTGACGCTCTATGTTCAGTAAAAATCTCAATTACAGGTGAAATTCGTTGGTTCTGTATTGAGTTTGAAACAGGATTAAACCGAAATAGGTTCGATAAGGTTGAAAAGTATGTATCACTATATAATCGCGAAGGTATTCCGGGATCACCTTTACTAAAGAGACTAAATAACCCTCAGCGGTTCCCTAAAATCATTGTGGTAACAGATAGTGTTAGGCGTGCTCAACAGATCAAGGAGTTTATAGCCAATGCCAATACAAAGGTTAAGTTTGAAGTTCATCTTTTATCTGCCATTAAAGAAGAGAGGAGCGATAACTTATGCCGGTTGTAAATCCACTGATTAAGGTTATGATGGTTATTCTAGCTGGTTCCCTTGTTCTTTCCCCAGTAGCAACATCTTCCCGACAAGCTGGGAAAATCACGAACACGATTACTAAAAAGATCATTGATGATGCGAAAGAAAAGAGAAAGCATCTGGAAAACCCAAACTATAAGCCTAAAAAGAAAATGCCCATCATTGCCGGATTTAAAAAAGGGCGCGATCCCCTGCCAAAAGGAACGAACCCAAAGCAAACTTATAAAAATATATGGCTTACCTTAAAAAATGATTTAGGATTAAAATGAGGGAGGGCGTACGTGCCTCTCTTCTTTTGCGTGCATTATTTCGACATAATTTCCCTTACTTTGCGAGACCGATACGCGATAATTAGGATGTACTGGCAAGTATACTGGGATTGGGGGATATTAAGAATGACTGACGATTTAAAAACGGTGGAAGAAGTTGCGAAAACAACAGGTAAAGCAATAGATATAGCCCAAAATTTTGGTCATTTCATTTCAAAATATATATCAGGTTCATTAGAACAGGGAATGGGAATTTTCGAAGATAAGTTGAAGTACACAAGATGGGAAAGACAAATGCGATTGATGAAAAGAGCCGAAGAATTTATGAAAAGTACTGGAATGGATAAACCTGATAAGCCATTAGAACTAAAATTTGCTGTTCCGCTTTTACAAGCAGCTACTCTTGAAGAGAATGACTATTTACAAGATTTATGGGCTAAGCTTCTTGTGAATTCGGTTAGTAATGAAAACAAAATTGAATTAACGAGAAGCTACATTGATATTTTGGAAAGGTTAACACCTTTTGAAGCAAAAATCCTTGAAAAAATATATAGTCTCCCTTTTGAAGAAATTCAGCATGGGGGTGTTAATACAACATGTTTGCCAGAAAAAGCAACTGTTGTAAATGATTTTAGTGAAAGACAAACAGAACTTAAAAATGAGGAAGTTTTATTGGCTCTGGCAAATCTATCTAGATTGGGATGCGTTACACCAACGCTTTCAATTGGAGGCGGACAAAAGTTTTCTGTTGTTACCCCTACAATACTTGGAAAGTATTTTATTGAAGCTTGTACATTGAAAAATACATTAGTAGAAGAGCATGTAAAAATGGTTGAAAGTAGTTCAGTACATTCTAGAAGTGATATATTATTAAGTGAAGATCTCAATAATAAGTTATCACAATTAAATGTTAAAACAATTGAATTAGAAATTGATACCATTTATAATCAGGCATTTGAAATAGAGCAAAAAGATAGATTTGGAATTTATGATCTTAGATCTAATTACGAAAAGATAATTAGCTTATTGGAAAAGAATCCTTCGATTAAATCGGCAGAATTCAGATTTGACATGTACATTAAATTAGCTACTATATATTTTCAATTTGCATCTGATATAGACCTGCCTTTTTATGATAAAATCAAAAGTTATCTTGACATAGCTTTGAATATTGGTAAAACAAATGAATTTGAAGAAAATAAGTTGGTGCCAGCTTATAAACTTTATGTAGGCTTAGAACGTAAATATTTTAAAGATGGAGGAAATAGAATTTATTTTTTAAATAAAATATTTGAAGAAAACATATACGATTACCTTGCAGGCATAGAACTAGCAATCGCACTAGATAGAAGAAATGAGGAAAAAGATATTAAAAAAGAAATGGAGGTAATACGACAAATTATAGAAATTGATTTTGCTGATATTAAGCAAAGTTTGATTGCCCATAAGGATTTAGGGGGATTTAATAACTTATTAAATTCTAAATACCGAAAAGAATTCTTGGACATTCTAAAATCTTAGTAATTCTAGTCTACTTAAAAAGACTGGTTTTGATGTTCTTAGGCGTAAGGTATGGTAACTTAGCGTATCTTTAGTCCCCAAATAGTCCCCAAACTCCAAATTATACAGTCAATGCATAAAACAAAAAACACCGCAAATCCTTGCGGTGTCTCACTTTTCATTTGGCAGGGGATGAAGGAGTCGAACCCTCACTGACGGTTTTGGAGACCCATCAGAAATTGTAAATTCCTGTAATCCTTGCCACATAAGGGTTTGAGACTGTTTTTGAGCCGTCGATAGGACGGTTTGCTCCTATTTGTTATTTTATTCGATTAACACGTTATTAGCAAGAACATTCAAGGTTTTTCTACGTAACCCTTACAGTAAATCTGTGTTAATTTTCTTTCGGATTCGGGCTAATGTTCTGCTAATTTTATCTTTGCTGCAATTTATCCGTGTTCCGAGTTCTCTCAACGAGCCTTCAGGATCCCACCTGATAATCTCTAGTAGTTGTTTTTCCTCAGATGTTAATCCTTGAACGGACAATATTTCCTCGATCGTGAGTCTGTTGATAACTTCGGCTTCAACATCAATTCTCGTGTCGGGATGATACTCTTCGAAACTATCGTGAAGAGGTAGGGCACGGGCATTATTTTCTCGTTTCTTTCTAGTTGCAAATCTTATTACGTCTATAGCAGCCCTGTCCCAAGAAATGCATAACGTCTCGTACAACAGGAATTTTCCGTTAGCACCTGTCCATTTACGATTCTCAATTACTTTCCACGTTTCTTCCCAAAAAGCTGACTCAAAATCGTGTTGGGAAATTCTGTAGTTTTCCCACCTATTCTCGTAGCTTTTAGCCTTTTTCTTTAAGGGGAGTCGTAATATTTCGTATAGCTGCCAGTCATCACCACCCATAAGAACTTTTTCGAGAGATTCTGTAACAGACCTTTTTCCACTGTTATAATGACTTAGCCTGACTTCACGGTCATATTCAATTTCTTTCCAAGTATTTGATTCATGTGCTTCAATCCACAGTCGTTCCGATTGAACTATAGTCAATTAATATTCCTCCCTTTTAAAAAAGTAAAACCCGTCCTTAAGAACGAGTTTGTAAAGGAGATAATAAGATATACGGGATAGAACTAAGTCAGGTCACAGGTCATTTTAACGACAGAAGAGGCTAAAATAAAAGTAGAAGACACCCTCTAAATTAGAGTAGTGATCTTCTTCACTTCGTTTCGAAGATGCTCTTCACTTCGTTCGAGCAAGTTAAACAGTAAAGTTGGTAAAGATATTTACTACCTAAAGGTAAAGTGGAGGGTAGCTATTTATTACGTTACATAACTATCCCTATGTCTTTGAAGTCGACAAAACTCTATTAACAGTATATATAGAGAAATGACGACTTTGGCATTAAGCTGCTTTATCATACACTTCTACCTTACGGGTCAGTATTTTTATCAGACCAATTGCTTCCAGTTCCTTTATTTTTGGATCGGTAAAGTATCTTCCAAGCTTATTGTGAGGGGGCCACCCTAGACGATCATATAAATACTTTTTAGTGTAGGTTCCGGGATCCAAATCTCTAAGAAGGTTTGCTAGTTGAATGGGCCGGGGAATCTTGTTAGACTTTTTTCCTTCTTTGTACTCGACATCGTCCAAATTAATAGGCTCTCCAATCTTTATTCCGGGGAATTGCCGTATTACTCCTTCGACGACTCTTTCGTCACTTTGGACAAGAAAAGACCGAGATGGCTTACTATTATCTCGGTTAATACGTTTTATTGCTTGATATATTTCTGACACTAGACATCCCACTTTGGTATCCTCGAATATTGGGTCTCGAAAGCTATACTTACCGAGGGTCCCAAACATCTCAAGGTTTTGGTCGGTGATATGAATCCTAGCCAAGTAACTCCAATGAAGTGGGTATAAAGGCATTGGCATTAATGGGGTAACAATCACCCATACTTGGTCGAAATCTCTCCAATGATTTTTACCAAGGATGTCTCCAAAGTGAGCAACGGCTATGTCTTCACTTTGGTAGTCATCATCTTGCCCAATCTCCTGAAATCCGACCAACCTAAGATGATCTACAAGCAAATCCTGATGCTTTTTATCCACAATCACTAGGGTCTTGTTCAATGACGATTTCCACTTACGAATAGCCTTAGCAATCTCATGGAAGTAGTTTTCGGTCTTATTAATGTTATTTCTAGTTGAATTGAAATTAGCTACGTGGATGGTCGACCCTGAGTAATTCATAATTTGGGGCTGTGACTCAATATTCATATCTGGATCAATTTTGTACCGAAAATCTATTTCGGCATTAGCATCTAGGATAATGTTATTTTGCAGTTTCCATCGTACTATCCTATAGTCCACGGTATGCAGTTTACCATTGTTGTACAGGGCAGGGAAGAGAGAAAACACTTCTAACGATTTCATGAATTCAGAGACTTCGTTCTTTCTGTCTATATAAGTCCAATTATTTTGCAAGTCACTCCTAAAAGTTTTGACGGCTACATGATCGACTAAGGTTCCAGTTAATATCATCCTATTGCTAATTCCCCGACAGGTAACAATTTGACTTATAAGCCCTCTACACAGTTCTATAAACTCATTATGAAGGGTCCAGGGAAGGTAACCAATGATTTTCTCGTAATCCTTCTCTGAAAGGCTCACAGTGGGAACGTCCAATTGCTCATCTATAACAAGGGTATGTCGGTTTTTCTCAAAATACCTCCTTAATCTAGGATTAGTGCACAAATCCTGATAACGTTTGTGAGTAATTACTAAAACACGGTAGTTCCACAATACCTCTGGGTTGTTTCTGAGTTCTCTCCAATTGTCACATGTTATTGGCAAAGCCATTTGATGACCACACATTTTGTTAATTGTGTAGGCATATTCCATGACCTCAATATTTTGCTTTATCACCAAGATGTAGTTACGTTGTCCTCCATTTAAGATGTGAGAGGCAATAATTCGGATCGTCTCTTGAGTTTTCCCACCTCCTGCCACTAGGCCGAACACGGTAAATTTTTCACTTCCCGACTCGTACTCGGTCAACAGATGTTCGAGTCTTTCAATGGCCGTGGTTTTCAATTCCAGGTTTATAGCTGTTTGACTTGGTATATTTGACACCACATTTGCTACCTCCATAAGATTAAAAAGGATACATACAAGTGTACTTGAAAAGTAAATTGAATACTTTTCTGAATGAAGTGCAGTCGGTTTAAGGTCGATAAACTTGATCGAGCCTTGCTGATATAGAGGGGAGTCCGTTTGAACATCCCCTCAATCTCATTTGGTATTAGAACAAATCAGAGCCCCCCATAACATTTGATTTAGATTCAGAGTCCGTGTCCGTTCCGTTTATCATCATATTGATTTCTTTCAAAAAATCTGTATCAGTTGCAACCCTTCTCTTAATATAATCAGGGTCTAACGTAAATTCTGTTTCAGGATTGTTCTGAATTTTAGATTTCCACAAAGCATAACTAAGAGGATTACTTTTGAACGGACGATATTGATTATCAATCATCCAGTTTAAAAAGAGATGTTCCATGATATATTTCCATTCTTCATACGTTGTGTCTTTATCAAAGGAATCACAAGCTTGAGTTTTCCACATTGTCTCAACGACACCAGCATTAATTAATTGAGCAAATTCCTTTCGATCTGCAACCCCTCCATAAGCTAACAACAATGGTTCAAGTTCGTAACCTAAGTTGGCTATCACCCAGTGTGCTTGACGGCTAGTTACTTCGATTGTATTTAGAAATTGTAGTTCTTTTGGGTCACCTTTAAGATAATTAATAACATACTGACGATCCTTTTCTGCATTCTCTAGGCAATTAATTTGCTGCTCCACCATCCACTTAATGGTAACAATTTTCTGACCTAACAATTTTTTATATTCTTCAGTTGAAAGACTAGAGTCTGCTAAGGAAAGGGTTAATCTTGAATTTACATCAATTAACTTGAGAGTAATTCGAGCATTTTTACGATTAAATAACATGGTGATACCTCCTATTATTTTTGTTTGCTAGACAAAGTTGATTGATTATTTTTGTTGAAATCGAATTGAAGCCTAAGCCTAGTACGGGAGTTTCTAGACCAAACAAAAGAGGTGACGGCAGAAGCACCAATCACCTCGAAACAAAAAAAATCACGTCCCGATGGTTTAGGTTTGTAATCGTATATAGAGAGCAGCTATTATACTAATGAATCAAGAATACTCCATAATTATTCAGATCTAAGAATTCCATTTTGAAATGATATATGGCATATTTTTCTGGTATTTTTTGTTTTTTGTATTTCTTAATTATCCAAATGTTATCTAACCTTGATGTTTATTTTGTTTTTGTGGAGCCAGTGTCAGTGTTAGTTAACTTTTCGAAGAATACCTTCTTACCTATAGGTGTTATCAATGTTTGGACTCCTTGCCAATCATCCATACTTGGTTCCTTTATCTCAAACAGTTTTGGCACATGCTGTTTGTAGGGCTTTAGTTTTCCACGACCATCACGATAAACATATCCGTTGTCGATCAACCAATTGATAAATTCTTTCTGCCCGATCTTCAACTCTTTGGCAGTATCACGGAAGTTTGTGAGCAATCCCCGATCAACAAGGGCATCGTAGAAAATAGCTTTGGGTTGCATCATAGCAATTTCATTGTTCTGCTTTCGGATTGTTTCCAGTGTGTCACGGAACAATGATTTAGTTTGATCATCGGCAAATGGAAAGTAAGTCTCTATAAATAGATCGTCATTAGCAACGTACCCACCAGTTTTACGAATGCTAGGTAACACTTCATGGTTTACCCAATGTTGAAATGCTTTTGCCTCTGGTTTATCACTTCTGCTTATTAAAGAGTACAGTCCCGGCTCATTGACAACGTTCTTTTTTGGATTGCCTTTCTTATTTCCCTCAATCAGATTGAGGGTATTCTTCTCGTTAGGGTTAAGTCTACGGAGTGCCATAGTAGGGTTTCCAATCTCCAAAATGTCACAAACGTCCTTTGCCACGAACCACGGTTCACCATCGATCATGACTACTCTGATTGAAGTCCCCATAAAGTTGAAGATTTGTTCCACGTTGTTGGTGTTTTTTAAGTTATTCATTACTTTCATTCTCCTTTTATGATTTTTGAGGTTTTAAGATTCGGATTTTGGATTGGTCTGGAAAGAGGACAACAAAAAATCCGTCTGGTCCAAATCCACACGGTTTGCTGTTAATTAGGCTGTTCGAATATTCATTGCCTAACAATATGAAGTTTTGATTTAAATTTCTATTAAGGATTGGGGGTTGCCTTAGCTAAAAACTATTTGTCCAAATTCCGGGAAGCATCTACCCTTTATATAAGTTACAATAAACTATGGAGTCATTGTTTTGAAAAAGGATAAGCACATGCCTGTTAAATCATCCTTGGCTCCTTTCGTGTAATTTGATAAACCCTCTCGTAAGTTAATTAAACAATATTAGGCCAAAATTCACTTGGAATACATAACACTTTTGGGGACGTTTTAGTTGTAGGGGAAGCACGTTCTTTCTTTGTCATATGGAATTCTCCTTTTATCATTGTTTAATTACCCCTTCATAAGTTAATTGGTGGGAAACGGTTCGAAATTCACTCATTTCCTCTTGGTAATTAATGGTGAAACACAATCAACAAGGTCAATTAATCCTTTCATTGGTTAATTGGTGTAATACGACCCGAAATTCACTCTTTTTTGATTGGTAGTTTTAGGCAGATTAATTAGTGCTTCGTTAAAGTATGAAGGTGAGCAAGAAATAATCTATCCAGAACCTGCACAGCAATTCCTACGAATACTAGGCATTATTTTGAGATTGCCCAATGTTGAAATATTTCTCTTTTCCGTCATCGTTAGTTCCCCCTTCACAATCTAATTACACAAAAACGAGCTGAAATCCACTTATTCCCAATTGGTAATTTGATGCAACTTGAGAAGGGTTTTCAAACTTATTGCCGAAATTGAATAGGCCGTCTCGATTCAACAGTAGGTGAAAATTCTTATGGGACTCAAGTTAAGAAGAAGTGTCTTGTAACTTTGTGATCATATAGGGTTGTATGCCTGTAAGAGCATAATGGGAGGAAACCTAATGGATAACGGGGAATTTCAAAGATTAGTTTTGTCAAAGTTGGGAGAATTAGATGGCATCAAGGCTGATATAGTCGAGGTAAATCAGAAGTTGGGTAGTTTAGACCAGAAAGTTGAGGGCTTAGATCAGAAAGTGGACAAGCTGACAATACTGATTGAGCATGTATCCAAGGACGTTAAGGTCGTTGCAGAAGAATTGACGGCTCATGCAGAACAGAACGACCGTTAATTTGCTATTATTGGGAGGTTATTAGATGACATCTGAGGATGAACTTCGGGACAAACTTAACATTATTGCCAATTCGATGTCTACACGACAGCTTTATAAGGTTATTGAGTTTGCTTCGTCCCTAATTGACCAGATGAATAAGGAAAATATTGCTTTAGCCGGTGATAAAGAGTTGATCGGTGCTAAAGTGGAAAAGACTGCAAAAATATATACTCTAAGCAATGTCGTGAAAGTATCCGATTCAGAACCTACTCAGAAAAATGAGAAAAGGCTTAGAAATGTAGAGATCACTAGGTTCTATAAGTTTAAAGCCTTCGAACCTGGGCAACTTCAAAAACTTTATAAGCAATTTGTTCATTTCTATAAGGAAGATCTTCTTAGACCAGGGACTTTCGGTGAGAGATTTAGAATTTACTTAGTGGAAAATGGTATTAGATACACCAAAGAACTTGACTATGAAGAAATTTCAAATATATATGATATTGACACGTCTGTATCAATGGGGTTTGGTTATAACTATATGTCTATCAGCAAAGTTAAGGAGTTCTTCTCCATTTATTGGCTAATTGATGCTGAAGACGTTGAGGAAGTAAATAGATTAACTGAATTGGTAGAGACAATATTGGAGGTAGAGCAAGTGCCCGAAAATGAAGTCTTCCATTCATGATCAATTGCAAAGGGGCTTGTGATATATAAGCAAGCCTATTTACAAAAAAGAAGTAATATAAAGTGAGGTTCTGAACGGTGAAAGAGGATTTGAGAATACGTTGTAGGGAAACAAAAAAGATTAAGATCAGCCCTGACGAATTACAAGAGATTAAAACAATAATTCAAAACGATTCAGGGAAAGTACCCGTAATAACAGAGACTCCATATGGTAAAGATGTTTTTTTTCAGGGGGATATTGGGTCGGAAATATATCTCAAAAGGGACTCTCGATATCTCATTATTTCCACCATTTCTCTTAGGAACCAAAGGGTGGGCCAGGGAACTTTGATTCTGAATATCCTTAAAGATTACGGAGCTAAAAAAGGATTTGAAGGTATCATGGTTGAGTGTGCTAACACGTATGAGTCCTGGTCATTCTGCAATAAACATAATTTTAAACCGGATTATTTTAGTGATCTTATGAGTAAACAGAGAACCAGCCACTTCCAGGGTAACCATGTACTAAGATTTGACGGTATCTATGATGAGTTATGCTTTGATCCAACAATAGAACTGCCTTGGCCAAGTTCTAATTGACTAGGTAACCTCGTAGTTCTAACGAGTCAAGTAGAAGTAGCTAAAAGGTTTTTACGTCATTATAAGTGACAATAGTATTGATAGAGTGTCTTGTTAGGACGGAAAATCAAAGTAGAAGTATTTATTTGCTAGATGTCCGATCACGGGCATCTTTTTTACGTCATATTAACATCCTAAATCCCTGATTATTTGCAGGTTTATGTAGGCTTATGTTGAATATGTAAGTTTAGTGAAAAGAATGTCTTACATATTAAATTGTGATTGAAGGTGAGAATTGAATGAGCAACGTTGGAAGAAATGAATCTTGCCCGTGTGGAAGTGGCAAAAAATACAAACATTGTTGTCTGAACAAGCCAGAGTCAGACAAGTTTGCAACATGGAAGGTTAATGCCTTAGAGATTTTGGCTAATGAACCACAAAGGGATTCCATTCTAGCAGTTTTTTTCACCACACTGGAATATATTGAAAGGAAAAATTGGGCAGGGGCTTGTCATGCAGTGTCATCAGTATTATATGTGCTGCTAAGTGAGATAGGACTTAGTCCCACTCTTTGTGTAGGTGAAGTTAGGGGTGATCGAGGCTTTTTTGATCATTCTTGGGTTGAGGTTGAGGATAAAATATTTGATGTATCTGTTTATAAAAACCTTGATTATGGAATGATGTTTGCCCCAGTTATTAAAGGGTATGATATTGACACGAAAGAACAAACAAAAGGGATTTATGGAATAAAATTTGAAGGGTTAGACCCCACTGCTCAAATGCTAACTAATATTCCATTTAACAGTTATATGAGTGGATTCCCCGACAATAAAAATGGTTTATGGGGAGTCATAAAGGATTTGGGAAATGAGATGTCATTGGACTTTGATCTTGAGCAGTTAAAAGAAAAGTATTCACAAACGAAATGGGTTTATAAGGTAAACTAGATATGAAATATTTTAGGTTGCAATCATTTTAATCGTGACATCGGACCCATATAAAGATAAAACTAAAGAGCCAGGGTGGATCATACGTGATCGTACCGGCTCTTTTTATTATAAGAAGGAATTATTGGAAACATGTGGAATGTTTAAGAATAAACATGAACATTCGATGAGGGGGGGCTGCAATTGGATGGAATGGATAAAAGATTTAAAAATATGATCTTTATTTTTTTGGGGGTAATAATTATTTTACCCTTTATATTAAATTTTCTAGTATTGATTACTAACTTCATACCATCGGCTGGTGATAATCCATCAATGTTTCAATCATTAACTGGCTATTTTGGAGGAGCAATTGGTGGATTAGCAACGTTAATAACTATATACTTCACAATTATTAGAGTTAAAGAAGATCATAGACCACTTCTTTATTTTAATGACTTTTCGACTTACTATTATTTGAATTTATTTGGTATTTGTAATTATTTCCTTGATAAGGATTGTAAAACTGATGACGATGTTAATGAAGCTGAAAAGAGTTTTTCATTAGAATTGAACAATGTTGGGTTATACCCTGCATTAAATTTAAAAGTATCAATAACTAATTTAGAAGATTTCTTGAATAGTGTAAAATTGCTAAAAGTAAGTGAAGAAGATTACAATAACATATACAATTCATATTCTAAAGATAATAAGGATTACTTTAAAAAGAGTCTTATAAAACAGGGAGATAATGTAATATTACCACCACCAGAACCTTGGTTGGAAGGATTCTTATGCAATCTTTTGTATTGCTACAAGAAGAATATTGAAATGAAAAACCCCATTAATAATAATTATGCTGTAAATGGTAGATTTAAACTCTTTGATATAAAAATAGAATATAAAGATGTGGATAATTATTCTTATGAAGATATTAATTCACTTTATATTAAAATTAACAGTACTATACAGCTCACATCTAAACTAACTCATTTTGAACCGTGGAACATTGTTTTTGAATTTGAGAGAGTGTCAAGACGATTGTCAGAAATATAATGCATCAGGAACTTTTCTTCTGCTGAGTTTCAAGAAGTTCTTGATATGTCATAAAATACTTCAAGTCACCCTCAAGCTAACAGTGCTAGGAGGTGACTAGTTTTTCTGCTGGGGAGCAAATGAAATGTAGGACTGCCGTGGGATTTGGCAGATTCTAAGCCAAAGTATTTTTAGAAATTACAGAACCCCACCTTTCAACGTTCGAAATAACCTCAAAGGGGTGGCTCTATATACGTTCATAGTACAAGTGAAGCCTGCACTTCCAACAAGATCGAGAAGAGTCGTATCTAAACATTAGTGAACGTGGGTTCCCTGCATCAAGTATAGGCAATATGGCATAGGGAGTGTTTCTTAGGAAGGGGTGCCTATGTCACATTTTATTGTTTTCCTGGAATGTTCTTCTTTAACTGGCAGGATTTTTTCAATTAAAAGAAGAATAGCCATAATAAGTGTATTTTTGAAAAGGGTGTTTTAATGGAAGAATATTATCTTGTTGATTTTGATGAAAACGTTACTTCTTATAGTTTCTATAGTAAAATTCTACCACAACTACACATTTATTTTGAAAGGAAATTATCAAAAAGTCTCCTTCTGGATTTTTCCAACGTAAATTTCATTAATCCATTGGTGATCCCTAATATTATTGCAGTAGGATTCATACTGAAAGAATATTTTGTAAAGCCTGTGGAGCTATACATTCCTTGGAAGCCAGAACTACTATCTTACTTAGATGATATAGGCTTCTTTGCAATAGTACGAAAATATAAGATTTTTAATTTAGATGAAAGATTAATTGGTGGTTATGAGTCAGGAAAGATTAATCATGCTTGCAAGACATTTATTTTCGAACCGGGGGCAACTAAAGGGGATATTAGATATACTCTTAATAAATCTATTAAACTACTTATCGAAGAAAAGTATTCCGAGAACACTCTAGATGATTTACTAAATACTCTTACAGAAATTTGCTGCAATGCCTGTATTCATAGTGGAAGTAGATGCATATCAACCTTCCAGTCTAATATAGGCAGTAATATAAAGCATAAGAAAGCATACATTTCCATTAGTGATTATGGTATAGGGTATTATAATTCAATTCTAAAACAGCTTTCTAAAATTAATGAGTTGAATTTCATCTCTAAATCACAATATACTTTGTTAGATATTGACAAACATAAAAATTTATTTGGTATTTTAGAAGCCATTTTTTATAGAAAGAAAAATGATGAATATGGTATTTTTCAAGTGTTTAAATACGTCTTTGAACAAGATGGAGTTATTAGAGTCCATTCCGAGGATACTCAATTAATATTTACAAAGAATACATTTTTAAGATATATTAATAATCCAAATGAATTGGATGAATATCTCGATTATATTAAATTAGCAAATAAAAAATCAGATATGCAATTTTCTCCTTTTAGGAAAAATGAGAGTCGTTTAAAGGGCTGCCATTTAGAAATAGAAATACCTTTAAGAATGGATGAGTGAAAATGTTATTATCTTACGGTTTTTCTAATAATTGCATTTACATACCTTTGCATTTAAATACAATTTTCTTTCAGGGTGAAATAAACTTTGAAAAAGATTATGTCAACCTTTCACTTGTAGAAAGTATCTTTGAAGAAGTCAGCAAAACTAAAGCAAAGTATTACTTTTTGGATTTTTGTAGAATCAAAATGACTGAATCGAGGGTCTTTGAAATATTTGCAGATATTTTAAGCAGTACTGAAAAGACTATTATTTTTGTTAATCTTAACAATAGAATATCGAACTTCATTCATAATGCTGATTGTTATGGGCTAGTAATTTATGATAAAACGAAAACTGCTCTTTCAAATCACATAGGAATTGAATTTATTGATTCAATTGGTAACTATCAAGAATATATAATAGATTATAAAAAAAAGATAATTGGGCTTTATGTTAAAGAAATTGTTATTATGGAAGAACAATTTTTAGAATCTTCAAGTGTTTATAGCAACATGTATGTAGATATAAAAAAGATATTTAACAATCGAAAGATGTACAGTCTAATAATCTATGAATTATGTAACCTTGTAGTAACTCACTTTAATAAACGATTTGATGCTTTGGTTAGTTCAAGTAATAACGGATCTGCTTTATCGACAATTATTGGAAAGATATTAAATAAAGATGTTCTGTATTTAATGAATCTGGGACCTCATCTGACTATTAGGGATAAAGAATTATTGAATAGTATTATACCCAAAAAAAGATACCTTTTTATATATGATTTTATTTGCTTAGGCACGGAGTTTAAAATAACTAAAACTGTCGTAAATACTAAAGATGCAGATCTCGTCGGGGCTGTTGGAGTGGCTAAATATAGATTTGAAGATCGTGAAAATAAGCATAAAGTTTTTTCTTTAATAGATATTAATACAGATTGTAATCTTAGCTATGAGGTTTACTTTGAAAAAAGAGAACATATTGAAGCTGGTGAGGGGTAACAATGCAAGAACCTATTGAAGTGAGTTATAAATGTATTTCTAAACTTAAGGAGACAGGAGATTATTTTCACAGGTGGAAAATAGTCCGAGATGTTTATGCCCCCAAATTAGATAAAGGGCCGTTAATACAAGAAGAAGGAGTAACAATGACTCCACATGATTATTCAGGACATTGTGTAAACATCTATAATATTTTAAGCTGGTTAATCCCTGATTCTTCTTATCGTTCAATTAATACTGAACACTTATTTATCTTAGATGTAGCAGTAATTTTGCACGACATAATGATGACCTACAATCCATTGAAACGTCCTGAACACAGCCAGGCTGGAATGAAATATGTTATTGATACCGTTAAGGAATTTAATTCTGCTTTGTCTATGGTTTTAACCCCTGATGAGGCAGATAGTATTGGTTTTGTTATTTTTGGCCATAGTGACATAAAAAATCAGAACGGACAGAAGACAATGGATATGTTACCCACAAAAGAACAATTTGTTCCAGGAAAGATGCATGAACCTATAAACGTAAGAGTTTTATCTGGGCTTCTAAGATTAGCTGATGAGTTAGATATTAATTCGAACAGAGTCCTAATTGAACATAAAGGTTACATGAAGGAGGAAAAATCTGAACCTCACTGGAGAAAGTGTGATATCCTTCATATGCCTAAAATAGATCCAAATGATCCTCATGTAATATTATTGTTACCCCGTGAATCAACAATTACGAGTGAAGGGAACTTTGAAACAGATGTGGACTTATTAATTGAAGTCCGAGATAAGATTATGAATGAGTTAGATGATTTTAATAAGAAAATAGTCTACTACTTTCCAGACTTTCTATTAGGATGGAATTTCAATACAATAAAAATTCAAGCAACTGGTGAATTGCTAGAGAAGATTCAAAGTAAGGATAGACCATTAAATCCATTAATTGAACATAATAATATGAATAAGACAGCTAGTGAAGAAGAACGGGGGGGTTCCGAAGTAGTAGATGGTGTCTCAGACTCTTTTACTAATTCAGATGAAGTTAGACTATTAGATGACGAATTTCAAAAAACTATAACACAATGGGTTATAACTGATAGATTGATTCAAAGTGGGCATTGGGAAATAGATGGTAATAACTGTGCAAGAGATTGGATTGATGTTCCAAAATTGTTAACGAATCCATTATATTTTGATTCGATTACCAGTAAATTTATTAATAGGATTCAAGGTAATAATTGCTATTTACTGGGTATAGACATTAATGGGTTACGGATGGCTTCATATATTGGATTTATGACAGGTAACCCTTTTTCTTACATAATACCAGAGAGATATAAGGCCTATCATAGTAAACATGAAACAAATTTGGAAATACCTAAGGATATGAGTATTATATTAATTACTGATGTAATAGTAACTGGGAATACTTTAAATAATACAATCGAAGATCTTAAAAAGGTCTACTCGGTAAAGGATGAGGATATTACCGAGATATTCTCTATTTTTTATAGGGAGAAAATATTTTGTTCAACTTCATGCCTAGATTCAAATTTAAAGAAGAAATTAGTTGTATTAAATAAAGAAATAGACGTTGAAATTTGTAATAAAGGTGACAATTGCATTTTCAAAAAACATGGAATAAACCTTTATATGAACAAGCCGATTTCTTAAGGAGGAATATTTGTGAAAATAATCGAGCCATCCAGTACGTTAGAGGAACAAATAAATGGAATGGAATTAATTAAAAAAGTGGAACGAGCAGGGAGGACCTGCTATAAAAGTGAGGACCAAATTTCGGAAGTGACAGCAATGAATTTCGTCAAGAAAATTATAACGAGTGGACATGAATCTGTTCTAGAACATGAGAAAATAACAGTAAGAGTTGTCTGTGACCGTGGAGTCAGTCATGAGATCGTTAGGCACAGGATTGCAAGTTACAGTCAAGAGAGCACAAGATATTGTAATTATAGTAAAGATAGATTTAACAATGAACTTACCTTTATCAAACCTTATTTCTGGGAGGATGATAGCAAACAGAGCAAAGAAAAATACTTAATATGGAAGTCCACAATGGAAACTATTGAGAAGAATTATTTCGAACTGATTAAACTCGGGGCAGAACCACAGCAGGCTCGAAGTATATTGCCTAATAGTCTTAAGACCGAAATTGTTATGACTATGAACCTTAGGGAATGGAGACATTTTTTCAGATTAAGAACAACACTAAGTGCCCACCCTCAAATAAGACAAATTGCAAGACCACTGCTGGATAAATTTAAAGAAGTAATTCCCGTTGTGTTTGACGACATTGAATATTAAGATGTTCTAAAACGGGTGGCATGTGATATAACGATGGATACCAACGAGGTTGTACATTTAGAATCGACATAGGTTTTTTCTTTTATTGGGAAATAGTGTGGGGGGCATTTCTATACTGACGGTGGCATCCCTTTAATTGAAAAAGACATTCCCCATCAGGGGAGAATGCCTTATCGATAGCTGCTTAGTTAACCATAGACCCATTTGTCCAAAAAGCCACCCCAAGAAAATTGTGCATGTTTGCCCGGAAGTGACTTTATAGGTGAGTGAGTCGTGGAAGAACTGTTCTATCAGCCAGGGGGGCCGGAGTTTTTAAACAAAAAAATATGAAAAATCTTACATATCCACTTTTAACAACTAGGATTGTACAGATAGGGTAGCCTTGTTGGTGGTAAGGGCAGTAATTATAATGGATAGGACCGTCTGATTGAGAATATTAGATATGTGGTGTATTTAGTCGTTACACTAGGCACAGGCAATTTGACGTACCCCCATGATTTTACCCACGGTGGCTTCACTTTCGTAAACGTCCATTGTTTTTGTGAAGTGGTAAATTGAACGTTGGATTTCTCGATATGGGCAGTGGACTAAAAAGTCTTTATGTATTAGAGAAAGCAGGTACTACCCCTGCTTTTTTGCTTGCTGAGCTTCATACTCTTTTACTTTTCTGTAGAACGTTGCCTTACTTAGTCCACATAGTTCCATTGCTTTTACTGCTGTAATCTCTTCTGCCTTCCATTGATTGTAAACCTCTGTAAACCTGTTCGAGAGTTCAATAATCACAGGTCTGCCAATGCCCTTGCCATTGTTCCTTGCCCTTAAGGCTGCTATGCCTTCTGCTTGCCTAGATCTAATCTTGTCTCGTTCCTTCTGTGCCATATACGACAAAAGCTCAAACACGATATTGCTAATCAAAGTCTTTTCAAGAGTGTCCTTGCCGTTAGTGTTCAGCATGGGGGTATCTATAACGATAATATCAACCCCCATTTTGATCAAGGTGTTCCATTCTTCTTTTATCATGCACATATCTCTGCCCAGCCGATCAAGCTCCTTAATAACGAGTGTATCTCCTGGCCTAAGTAGTGTTTCTCTAAGTATCATATAACCTGAACGGTTAAAGTTTTTACCACTGGCCTTGTCTGTAATGATGTCCCTTTCGTTGGCTACATATTTCATCAACTCTGCAATCTGCCTGTCCAAATTCTGCTCTTTAGTCGATACTCTGGCATATCCATAGATTTTGTTTGCACCGTTCATTGTCAAGACCTCCAATACACTTATCTGATCCAATAGTATCATTGATGTATCAAAAGGTCAATAAAGATAATGATACGTACCATAATTTACTTTAGAACCTTTTGCTACGTAATTGACGTTTCCGAAATGCTGATATGACTAGATTCTTGAAAGATTGATTTCCGTATCAAAAGGTACACCTTACGGTACGATATTGTTAATCCTTACCCGTTCTTACGAGAATTTTGCATTCATAAAACATCTCTTACATTACGTCAAGTGAATTTCATCGTTTAAATCAATTACTACGAATATATTTAAAAATTTATAGAGGTATTTAATGTAAAATAGAGAATTATGCCATTATATTGACCGGATTAAGGGGGGATTTTGGTGATTCTTAAAACATTACGTATTGAAAACTACAAGTGCATTGAGGATTCTGGAGAATTTACAATTGAACCCGTCACTTGTCTTGTGGGGAAGAACGAATCTGGAAAAAGTAGTCTATTAGAAGCCTTGTATAAACTAAATCCTGTAGATTTAAGTCAGGACAAATTTGATATTGAAGAGTATCCGAGAAGGTTCCTGTCGGAGTTTGAAGAAGGATTACTTGTAGATCGTTCAAACGTGCTTAATACACAATGGGAATTGACGGACAAAGAGGTTGAACAAATCGAACAGGTATTGGGTAGAGGTTCACTGTTGAGCCCTACAATAGTAATATTAAAAGGTTATGACAATGAATATATCCTTAAGATAGAAATAAATCAGCAGTCTGTAATAAACTACTATTTAGAACAATGTGGCATTGAAGAGATGCCTGTTGATGGCAATTTTGAAGATGTAAAAGCCTTAATTAACCATTTGGAACAGATACAAGGAAGAAACGACGAACAGGACAAGTTATTCCAAATGCTGATTAAGATATTTCCTGATCGGTCCGTTAGTGAAGTTGCAAATAAGTTACTTATAGAGTACATTCCTAAAATTCTATATTTTTCCCAATATCAAACTCTTCCTGGACAAGTCCAATATGAACAATTTATTCAGAAACGTAGTCAAAACCAATTGAACACCCAAGAAAAGACCTTTGTTGCTCTCTTATATCTTGCAGGGGTTACACCAGAAACATTTTCTTCAGCAACTAAAGCTGAACGATTGATTGCAAAGCTTGAGTCTACTTCAAATCGTATATCTAAACAAATCTTCGAGTATTGGAGTCAAAACAAGGATCTGTCTGTTCAAATTAGATTCGATGTTGGAAGACCAAATGATCCACCACCATTTAATACAGGTAATATTTTAAGGACTCGTATTTACAATAAACGTCATGAAGTATCTGTCAATTTCGATGAACGAAGTTCAGGATTCATTTGGTTCTTTTCATTTTTGGCATGGTTTTCACACATTCAAAATGTTTACGGAGATAACCTTTTATTGCTATTAGATGAACCTGGTCTAAATTTACATGCCAAAGCACAGAGTGATTTACTTCGATTTATTAAGGAAAAGCTCCTACCAAAGTATCAGGTTATTTATACAACTCATTCTCCATTTATGATAGATGCAGAAAACATACTAAGTGTTAGAACAGTCGAGGATCTTTCTTCGATTGAGGGGGAAGTTCTTGGAACTAAAGTTGGGGATCATGTACTTGCAACCGATTCTGATACTATATTCCCATTACAGGCTGCCTTAGGTTATGATATAACCCAAACATTATTTGTTGGAAAAAATACATTATTAGTTGAGGGACCTTCAGACCTCCTTTACATAAGATGGTTTACTACTCAATTGAAGAAAAGAAATAGAGAAGGACTTGACCCTAGGTGGACAGTTGCTCCAGCTGGTGGTGTGGATAAAATTTCTAGTTTCGTGGCTCTTTTTGGTGGGAATAAATTACATGTAGCAGTTCTAACTGATTATGCAGAAGGGGATAAAAAGAAGATTAGGAGTTTAAGAGAGTCAGAATTATTAAGGCAGGGACATGTCTTTTCTGCCGAAATGTATGCAGGACAATCAGAGGCTGACGTAGAGGATTTAATAGGTATAAATTTTTATAGTAGCCTTATCAACCATTGTTATAAATTGGAAGGCGGGTGTGAATTTAATGCAGCAAAAAGTGAATGCAAGTCGATGAGGATTGTTAAGAAGGTGGAAGAATACTTTGGGACGTTGCCCCCAGAAGTTCCAGAGTTTGATCATTTTCAACCATCTGTTTACCTAGTGGAACACCCGGAAATTGAATGGCCGGATCTAGAAATTACATTAGAACGATTTGAAAAATTTTTTAAAGACGTTAATAAACTATTGGAGTAAATTTACTCAAATTGCCAATGTCATAAAAATCTTAGCTAAAAGGGGGACAAATTGTTAATTAATACTGTTCAGTTTTAATTTTAAACCGAGATCATTAGAGCAGCCGACATGGGAAGATTGTACCCAGTTATCGACTGCTTTCTTGATTTCCTAAAGTAAAGTAACTGTATGGTGTAGACGAGTTAATTAATGTCTGGAATTAGCCACCACTTGAATATGACACCTTACGTAGGTAGATTGGAGGATCTTGGTTGGTTTTACCTCTACCTCTTGGATGTTGTTTTGGTTGGGTAGGGTCGGTGGGGTTTATTTCCGTAACGATTACACAGTTTAATTCGACAAAAGTAAGGTGAGTGTCTCACTTCTTATAGCTCATTATTGAATATATTTATCTAATGGATTAGCTTGGTGATGTTTCCGAACTAAGTCTGAGTTATCTAGTTGAATATATTTACGGCACATTACAAGGGTGGAGTGTCCTAGTATTTTTTGTAGTGTAAAGATATCCCCACCTGACCTGACGAAGTTTGTTGCAAAAGTATGTCTAAAAATGTGAGGGGTACACCGAACCTTGACCCCGGCTTTCTTGCCATACTTTTCAAAATAAGCAATAATGTTATCCTTGCTCACCATCCCACCAAAAGTGGATTGAAAAACGTACTCTGAGTCATTATCTTGGGCAATCTTGATTAACTCGATCAAGAGTTTACAAGTCTTTTGGCTTATGGGCAATTGCCGATAAACTCGTGTTTTGGCATTTTCAGGACGTACATTAATTAAACCAAGCCTTGTATCAACATCGTTGACCGTTAATTTTACGGCCTCACCGATTCTGATTCCACAGTCTAACATTAGAACCATTAGGCAAAAGTCTCTCAAGCCTGAATACGTACTTCTGTCTGGGGCTTTTAACATTTTACGGGTGTCCGAATCGGAAAGAGGCTTAATAGTGTCTTCGGGGGTTTTAACTAGTTTTAATTTTAGGGAGTAGTTAAAATCGATATAATCTTCATCGAACAACCATTTCAAAAAACATTTTAGGGTCCGTAATCTAATGTTAATTGTGCATGGTTTTAGACTCTTATCGGAAATCATATGGCTTAAATACCCTCGAAACACGTCCACGTCAATATAACGGTCTAGACTAAACCGTTGGTCTTCAAAGAGAAATTTTTTGAAGTACCCCATATGGGTAAGATGGTCCTTTAGAGTCCGTGGAGCCAGACCTTCTAAGGCTTTGTGCTGGATGAACTTGCCGTGTAATTCTAGGAAATCTTGTGTTGATAGGACGGTCTGCTCACGTCGGTCACGAATAACAGACGGTTTAAAACCGTTGTTGTCCTTGACCGTTAATCGTTGTCTAACCATTGGTATTCCTCACTTTCTAATATTTAGATGAGGAGCAAACCACACCAACGGTCTCGAATAATCAGACAAATCAAAAAGAGTCTCGTAACATTCACGAAAAATGTACGAAACCCTTATGTACTCTACGTTTTAAACGTCATTGGCAGGGGATGAAGGAGTCGAACCCTCACTGACGGTTTTGGAGACCATTCCTTTTCGTTTTGTATGTTTAGGTTAAGTGCTGAAACCATTGGTATATCCATGTTTTGAAATTTTAGTTTCAGGTATCGTAATGTTGATTTGGGCTTGTTTTTGAATCGAAAGTTCCACTTTTGTTCCACCTTTTAACTTAGTTGCGGAGAAGGTTCTTTTTGTTTCTTCTTCATGATTGACTCCATGATATCTGCACCGGCAAAATGTTCTTTTTCTACGGCGTGCCCGTAAACCCTCCAGAGCATTTCTGCGTTAGAGTGTCCTGCCATACGGGCTACCTCGAGTGGGTTTGCTCCAGCATCAAGAAGAAGACTAAGACACGTATGGCGCAGGCAATATAAAGTTTTAACTGGCAGATCTGTTGTAAGTATCCACTTCCTCCACCAGTCACCGGCCCAAGTGGCAGATAGTTGTTTCCCTTGCCAATTTACAAATAAAGCACCGCTATTGACCCATTTGCTACCTGCTTTCTTTGCTTCGACTTCCTGCTCATTTTTTAGTTGCTTCAGAAGAAATGTGGTGCTCGCCGATACCTTAATTTTACGGCGACTAGATTTGTTTTTTAAATGCGGCTTTTCAAAAGATCCTTTTTTGGGGATATATTGCCACGTTTTATTAAAGTCTATAAGCCGGTTTTTGAAATCAATATCTACCCACTTGAGGGCATGTATTTCTTCTGGGCGTGGTCCAATCTCTAGGGCGATCTGTACAAAAACTCTATTCTTTAGAGGTTCCTTCTCCATTAATTCGCGTATTTTGGCTGCCTCGTCAGCCGTGTAAGAGTCTGGCCTTTTTTCGTCTAGATCATCAGGTATTTCTTGTGGTCTGACATGGCGACAAGGGTTAGAGGCTAACTTTTCACGAGCGACAGCATACTCTAAGATGTAATAGAGACAGCGGTGATAATGCCACTGCGTCCGTTCCGAGAGAAAACCTTCGGGATCTTTCTTTTGATTTTTCCCCCTTTTTTTGGGTTGCCTTGCTAACCAAGCATAGAACTCCTCAACCCTATCAATGTTTATGTCTTCAACAAAATCGCTCTGAAAAAAATCATCGATACGCTGAAGTAGTTGCTCATATCTCCAGACGGTCTTAGGCTGACGCTTTCCCTTGCGTGCAGTGCCAGCTTTATATTTCAGCCAACGAGCAGAATGATTCACAAAGTGTTCTTTGTTTACAACCGGTTCAACATAGTTCGGTTTATTAATTTCATCTTCTCTTTTCTTTGCTTCAGTCTCAGCTGATTCAGTAGCTTTTTTCTCGAATCGCTCTAATAGGAGGTTTTCAGTTTTAGTTGCAATGCCTTTTTGCCTATTCTTTGCAGCATTAGCAATAGCGCCGGCTTTCTCGGGTAGGGGGTCGATGGAATAGGATTCCTTCTTCTGGTTTCGTCTGCCATCGGCTTTTTTGGGGCCGTCGAAATAGAGGCGAAATTTAGCCTGCCCTTTGGTTCCTATCCCCTTGAATTCTGCATGGGCCATCTGAGTTATCTCCTTTCGAATGTAGGTTCCCATTATTAGAAACATACGTTCCCAAAATGGTAAAAAAATATATATAAGGGGACATTATCTTAAAGTAATACTAGTTGTAAGTCTCAAGTACCCCTAACGGATCAAAATATATTATGAAGCTTTCCCATTCCGAATAAAGTCCATATTTCTCTCTGTAATGCTTTATTGCCTCGTCCAGGAAGTCCTCTGTAACATCTAAAAATTCTGCGAGTTCATATCTGTTGCAAACTCCCTCTTTGGAAGCTTCCACAATGCTCTGGAGAGGTATTAGTTTTTCGTATGCCCAATTTCGTGCACGTTTTTCCTGTTTTCGATTTCGAATATCTGATAAGTCTAGGATGTTGCCATCAGTTGTTTCATAATGTCCAAGTTCTTCGCATAAAACGCAACGTCTTTCTGCGCTATTCTTGATATTTGCCGGATTAAGAATGATTACATTATCTACATAGAGCCCCTTAAGCTTTTTTGTTTTAAAACAATGTTCCTCAATACTTATTCCTCGTTTTTCTACTTCTATCAATAATGAATTAGACAAAACCAAACCGACATCACTCTCATTTCCGCTTTGACTTGATGTATTTTGCATATTCTAAAATTTCCTGTAGTTCTTCTTGTGTATAATCATCCCCCTCAAAATGCGCTGCGATCGTCTTTGGCAGATCTGTTTCGGATTCTGCTAATCCATCTTCTTCAATTAAGTTACTCTTTCTAATCTTGAAGTGATTAGCTATTTTTTCAATTGCTCCCATGCGGGGCTCTTTCTGACCTGTTTCCCAAGCTGATACCGCCTTATTTGATACACCAGCTATCTCAGCTAGATCCTGTTGTGTAAGTCCATATTTTTCGCGTAGGGCCTTAATATTTTCACTAATTCCCACGGTTTTACCTCCATTATTTCCCTGTCTATTTTAAGTAGATTATAATTGATATGTTGAAAAATATCAACCAAAAGATAGAAAAAATATAGTTTTTGTTGTTGACAATCTACTTTTAGTAGACTACTATTAACTCAAGCTATAAGAAAAGAGGGGAGAAAAACATGGCAATATCAGCAAAACAAGCAAGACTGAGAAAGGAGCTTTCGCAGAAGAAAGTAGCCGAATTACTCGGAGTACACCGGCAAACATATATGAAATGGGAGCATAATGCTGACGAGATGCCTGTTGGAAAAGCAAAAGAGTTCTGTAAAATAGTTAATTTGCCTGTGGATGAAATTTTTTTTAGCCCCGGATCTACTTTAAGTAGATAAAGGCGGGCGCGTTAACAAAAAGGTGGGGAATGGCATGATTCAAAGAGCAACACTTAGCTCAAAAGAGGCAGCAGAATACCTTGGGATTTCGTACTGGTTATTACTAGAAATGGTTAAGCGTAAAAAAATAACTCCAATTCGATGTGGAGGAAGATATCTTTTCCGGCAAGCAGGTCTTGATGCATGGATGACGCAACAAGAGGTAGAGAATTTCAAAATAGTTTGAGTCTTATTTTTGGATGAGTTCTATATTGAGGAGGAGCGAGGCTTGCTTGTGAAAACGTTGGTATTGAGGGGAGGTGATCACATTGGACAAGCTCGGCATTGACAGCTTTCGTGGTAGCATATCGGACTTCAAGCGCTATTTAAAAGCTCAGCGCATTCTCTTGATTGTCGGAGTCATTGCTTAAGGAGGTAAGCCCCATGGTACTCAAGCAAGCATCCCAAACATGTTACTGCGGTTTACCCATGGAATTCCCAGAGGCAGAAGTCAAGACTAAATGCTTATGTGGTGCTCTTTGGGTTCTAGGCCCAGAAGGTTATTGGTATACACAAGGACCCATTATTACCACGGAAACAATCAAAACCAAGTCAAGCCGTTATGAACGCTATATGTCCAGGCGAAACAAAAGAAAGGGAAAAGGAGGGAGACGATGATTAAAAAGATTACAAAGTTAATTAAGTTAGTGAAAGATTATATCGCCGATTATCGCTATCGCAAGCATTGGGCCCAACTCATGCGTAGCGGCCTAACAGTGAGGGACCACAAAACGCTCGTTACTGTAACCGATGATGAAGTCGTCGTGGATTATGTAGATGACCGGAAGATAGGACAAAAGTATGTAAATCCAGTCTATATCGATTCAACGAATTGGGGGCAATAACTATGGATTACAAATCGATGTTAGTCAGCTATGTTGAGAAAAATGGCAAGGAATTTTTAGCAGACTATACTATTGGCGTTATCGAAGGAATTGCTGGCCTTGGTCATATTGATTTAGAGGAAAAGTTTGCCGAGATCGTGGAGATGCTCAAAGCATATGATGAAGCCGGAATGGATAACCCATTACCCCGGGAAATAAAAATAGCTCCCGCGCCAACGGAAGCTCAAACAAAAAATATTCACCCTGATTGTAACATGGATACCTCAAAAATAGAACCATTAATGAACTTTCCCTTAATTGAACTTGGACCGGATTGCAAAAATTGTCTTTGCTTTAAATGCAAATTCCTTGGAGATTGTCATCTCGAATTACCCTCTACAGTTTATCACTGCCATAACGAATGCAGGGGATCTGCGGCTAAGCGAATTTGTATTTATCATGTTGAGAGGTGTTTGGCATGACCATTAAAAATTACGTTATGCCAAACAGGAAGATCAGAAATTCTCGGTCTAAGGCCAAGAGAGTATGTAAATGTCTAAGTTGCGCTCAGTCTTGGAAAGAAAGTTACGAAGAGTTGACAATGTTGATCTGCGGCGAAGAGGCGTGTTTCTTGAATTGTGATAGTTGTACGAATAGGCCAAATTGCGGGTCTTATGTGCCGGTGCCGGCAGCAATTTGATGAAAAGGAGAATTGCAGATGAATCAAATTTTACTCTCCAAAATGGAGATTCGGAATTTTAAAGGGATCAAGGATTTTATCCTGGATATTGGCGGCCTAAACGCTTTTATATTTGGCGAGAACGGTACCGGGAAAACAACTGGTGAAGACGCTTTTCTTTGGGTTCTGTTCGGTAAGGATAGCGCAAACAGGGCAGACTTCTCAGTCAAGCCTCAAGACAAGGACGGAAGCGACATTCATTTCCTTGAGACGGACGTTACTCTCCATCTATTAATCAATGGGCAGCCCAAAACTCTTCGAAAGATGCTCAAGGAAAAATGGACCAGAAAACGTGGTACTACAACTGATGAATTCGATGGCCATGAAACAAGTTATTGGATTGATGAGGTCCCGGCCAAGGCCAGGGAATATGCAGCAGCTATCAACTCGATTATTAATGAGACAGTTTTTAAGCTCCTGACGAATCCATTTTTCTTTTGTACCCAGATCAAATGGGAGGACCGACGTAAAACACTCATGGAGATTTGCGGAGATGTATCTGATGCCGATGTTATTGCTTCGGATAAAAGCTTGGAATCTCTAACGGAAATCCTTTCAGGCAAATCGATCAATGACCAACGAAAGATTATTGCTGAGAAAATCAAAATGCTCAATGAGCAAATCAAAGCTATACCCATCAAGATCAACGAGCTTTCCAGGACCGTACTTGGTGAAGAAATTAATTATTCCGTGGTTGAAGCTGGATTGCTCGAACATAAAGCAACTCTTCAGAAGATCGAGAAAAGCATGTTAGATGCGAGTCAATTAACCGCCGATTTTCGCCAGAAGCAACAAGAATCCTTTAAACTGAGTTCTGCAATTGAGAAACGGAAGAACGAACTTGATGCAGAAGCTCGGGCTGGATCAAGGCAGCTGACTGATGAAAAGGCCAAGCTTGAAAATGAAAAATATCGCCTAGAAGTTGCTTCTCAAATGACGGGGCCAAAAATCAAGGACAAGGAAACCTTATTTGCCAATAACGAGGCAAAACTCGTTGAATTACGTCAAACCTGGATTCAAGAGAACGAGAAGCAGTTCAAAGAACCTGATCCGGAAGCTTTTGTTTGCCCAACGTGTGGACAAGGTCTTCCCCAAGGCCAGAAGCAAGAGCGTATTGAACAGATGCGGCATAACTTCGAACATGCTAAAGCTCAAACTATGGATAAAGCCAGATCCGAGGGTAAGGAGATTGGCGCCAAGCAAACAGCCATCTCGGAAGAGATTGAGACCATGAAGAAAGACTTAACCAATAATGAATTAAAGATCGCGGAAATTGATGAGCGCCTGTCTGAGATCAACAAAGAGATCAATGCTGAGGCCAAAGATCACACCGCGCCTAATTATAATGTCGATGAACAATATCGACGCCTTCAATCCCAATATAACGCTCTTATGGAGGAGCTAAATAAACCTGTCGAGGACACAACTTCTGAACTTCTTCAACAGAAAGCTAAAGTTACTGAGCAAATTGAGACTCTGAATAACCTTCTTCATACGCGGGATGTTGCCATTAAAACTAAGGCTAGGATCGAAGAACTCAAGGCTGAGGAACGTACACTTGCTCAACAACTTAGCGAGTTTGAGAAACAACGGAATCTTATCGAGCAGTTCATTATGGCTAAGGTTAATCTCTTAGAGGGGAACATTAACAGTCGGTTCAAGATCGTTAAGTGGAAGCTCTTTGATGTTCAGATTAACGGCGGTATAAACGAATGTTGCGAGGCTATGGTTGATGGTGTTACCTGGCCGAACGTGAACCATGCTGGAAAGGTTAATGCTGGCTTAGACATTATAAATGTCCTGGCTGATCACTATGGCTGCTTAGCTCCAATCTGGATTGACTTTAGAGAGTCGGTTTCAAGGATCATTGATACTCAAAGTCAGGTCATTAACTTGATTAAGAGTGAACCGGATAAGGTTCTGAGAGTGGAGGTTGTATGAGATTAACGCACAATAAACAAGAAAGTGAGAGAGATGGTTAAGATATGCGGCCAGAAACAAGAGCACGTAAAAAGGCAAAGAGAGCTAGGGGGCGCATGATGAGCGCTCTCAAGAGATTAGAAAGCGAATTTGATGGATCTTGCTATAGCACGAACCCACGAGAAAGAGAAAATATAATGCGAGGTATTAATGAGTTAAGAAAAAAACTTTTAATAGAACGAAGCGATAACAATTTGATTATCACTAATAGCAGAGGAACTTCTACCATTTCCGGTATTTATAATGCCAATCACGAGTTAACAAAGGCCCTACCAGGATGTTGCGAGTGTAATTCAAGATGAATTTAAAATAATAACAAGAAAACGGAGGAATATACCATGTCAAATGAATTAGCCGTCAAAAATGAGGATTCCGAAATAATGCCAGGATTTATGAGCTTAAAAAGTTTTGAATTTACCCAAAGAGCAGCCACGTTATTAGCCAACTCTTCACTTGTTCCCAAGGATTATCAAAATAACATACCAAACTGCGTAATTGCCCTAAATATGGCAAGTAGAATGGGCGCGGATCCATTAATGGTTATGCAAAATCTATTTATTGTATATGGGCGCCCAGGATGGTCAAGCCAATTCTTAATTTCCACATTTAATACCTCAGGACGTTTCTCATCCCTTCGCTATGAATGGATTGGTAAAAAAGGCACAGATCAATATGGCTGTAAAGCCTGGGCTATTGAAAAGGCAACAGGTGAAAAACTTGAAGGATCAACAGTGACAATAGAGATCGCCAAAAAAGAAGGATGGTACACCAAGAACGGGAGCAAGTGGCAGACCATGCAAGAACAAATGCTTATGTACCGGGCTGCTAGTTGGTTTATCCGAGCATATGCTCCTGAGATGGCCATGGGAATGCACACGACAGAAGAAATTATCGATATTGGCGGTAATGATCCCGAGATCGTAATTGATCAAAATGCCAATAAAGGACCAATCATTGATATCGGGCCAGAATCAGAACCAGAACCTTCGCCTGAAACAGAGCAAATCGAGGATAAGCCAGAACACGAAGCAGAACTCCAACAAACTCTAGGACCGGACTTCTAAGCCATGATACTAAAAGTAATAGGCTCATCGAGCAAAGGAAATTGTTACATCCTCGAGACACAAACAGGTAGCCTCCTGCTAGATGCAGGGGTTCCCTTCAAAGAAATACAAAAGGCTTTGGATTTTGATTTATATAACGTACACGGCTGTCTTATCACTCACGAACACAAAGACCATTCTAAGGCTGTTAAGGACGTTATGTGGGCTGGGATTACTACTGTTATGTCAAATGGCACAGCCAAGGCGCTTAATGCTTATGAGCATAGGTTTTATCGGGCGCAAGTAGTAAAGAATGGTATGCAGTTCAATATTGAGGATTTTGCTATCATGGCATTTGATGTTCAACATGATGCTGCTGAACCACTCGGGTATCTAATTCAGTATCGGCCAACCGGAGAGAAATTGCTCTTTGCGACGGATACCTTTTACATTCGATATCGGTTCAATGGCCTTAATTACATCATGGTCGAATGTAATTACTGTCGAGATATCCTCGAGGAAAACATCGTGGCCGGACGGATCCCAGAATCATTAAAGAACCGGCTGCTCGAAAGTCATTTTAGTTTGGATAATGTTAAGAGCTTTCTTCAGGCCAATGATCTGATGCAAGTAAGGACAATTGTACTCATTCACCTTTCGGATGGAAATGCAGACGCAGCGAGAATGGTCCGGGAGATACGTGATCTGACTATGAAGGACGTTGAGGTCGCAGAGCCTAGGAAGGTTATTGAGTTGAAAATGTGCCCGTTTTAAGGAGGAGGTATTTCTTTGAACTATGTAGCAGTAAGTGGCGGGGCAGATAGTACGGCATTGGCACTCCTTCTTTGGGAACGTGGAGAAGACTTTGAAATGGTTTTCAGTGATACTGGGGGAGAACTTCCCGAAACTTATTGGATACTCCCAAGATTGGCCCAGAGGATTGATAAAAAACTAAATGTTGTGAGTAACGGAAGTTTCTTTCAACATTTAGTGCAATATGGTTTTCTTTTGCCTGGTCCAAGAATGAGATGGTGTACAAAGTTGGTCAAAATGGTTCCTCAAAGGAATTTCTTTAATCAGATAAGAGCGGAAAAGGTGTTTGTGGGTATTAGAGCTGATGAACCTCGAAGGTTAGAACGTAAAAATACTGAGAAATACGAAAATGCATATCCCCTTGCTGAGGCTGGAATGGGCAAGAAAGATGTAAAAGCACTTTGCGCAAATTATGACTTGCTAAATCCAGTTTACGAATGGCGCAGTAATGTATCTTGTTTCTTTTGCTTCTTTCAGAAAAAACGTGATTGGTTAGGACTTCTTAAACATCATCCGACCCTTTATGGAGTCGCAGAGGAATGGGAAAGACAATCAAGTATTACCACAAAACAGGGATGGGGTTGGAACCAAAGGTTTACTCTTAGTCAATTAAGAGTAGCAGATGAACAACAGCTCAAATTATGGCCTGAGCCAGATGCGGAACCATGCCTTATTTGTTCACTATAAAACACTGGATTCAGAAAACAGCTAAGACATTAGCGGAAGGCGGCCGCGAGCGCGAAGAAGTATTATGGAATAATCCACTTGCGTCTAAGTCAATGGGGACAACGTTGTTTTAGCCTGTAATATCCAGAAGTCGTTTAAGTAGCGATGTAAATTCTGACGTATCAGTGGTAACTTCAAGAATACTGTCATCTTTAGGATCATCGGGATACATCACAAAGGCTAGTTTACCAGGTTCTGATTCAAAAATTTCGAGTACATTCTTATCGTCGACGATTTCAATCTTGAGTTTGCCAGACATAAGATACAACCCCTTTGTGATTTAAGGATAGGTTAATCTTTCCCCAAAAATCATTGTTTTAACGGAGAAGGTGGAGAAATGGCTGACGTTCAAATTGACTCAGGGGAGTTCACAAGAATTGCAAATAGTTTACTTGAGAAATCAGCGCAACTCCACCTGAACGGTACCCAGTATTCAATCATTCTCACAGTTTGGAGATTTACTTATGGATTTCAAAGAAGTGAACATGAGATGTCAGTGAGCTTCCTTGCAAATGCGACCGGATTTTCAGGCAGAGCAATCAAAAAGGAATTAAAGGTCCTTATTGATAGAAATATCCTTTTAGTCACAAAAGAAAACACGAAAGCAGAATCAAGGACTTTGAAATTTAACAAGGATTTTGACACTTGGCTGGGGAACAATCATTCCCCTCAAAAGGTGGGGAACAATCATTCACCAGGGGAACAATCAATCCCCTGTGAGGGGAACAATTCTTCCCCTCATGAGGGGAACGATCGTTCACCCAAGAAAGAAAAGAAAGAAATATATAAAGAAAATATATATATAGTCTTTTCGCATTGGAATTCTAAAAAAATCATTACCCACAAAACGCTCACTGAAAAAATATCCGGTCACATAAATGCGAGATTCGAAGAAGGATATTCAGTTCATGAAATCCTTGAAGCCGTCGATAATTATGACACTATCCTCAAGGACAATGAGAAATATTTCTGGACATACAAATGGGGACTGAGTGATTTTCTTGTTCGAGGGCTGGATAAGTTCAAGACTGAGAGCGATCCGTTTAAGAATTACGCGAATAAGGGACAGCAGACGAGAGGCCCGACAAACCCAAAAAGGACAGGTTCATCAACCAAGTACGATAACTTTTATTTGTGAGGCAATAACCGGTGTTTAATGCTCGATGCGAGGAAGGTTTGCGCTAGCCGAAGCATTTAAACAATTTGTACAGAAATAAATAGGACTTATAGCAGCTGGAATTATGTTTATCCTTAAGATTTCGGCTGTATGTTGGATCCACTTGCTTAAGTGATCCATGTTCTGGCAATTGGGACAGCTTAACAACACTATTGTTTCACCACCTTCAAGGGTAGCTTATGAGCGATAGAAGACAAGTGTTACAAGAAAGAGAGGATACGCAATGGGTTACGAAAAATCGCCAAGAATTCGAGATATCGCTGAGAGATTGATTGACGAACACCATCCGCATCTTAAGGATGCTAAGGAACTCATAGAATATTACACTCGTGATGACAGTGGAGTGGATTGGGCAGGCAAATGCAAGAAATGCTCAAGTTTCGAACGTTTCTTAACGGGCATGATGTTTCATGTTTTTATTATCGATGTTGCCCTTGAAAATTGGTCCATGGACAGGCTTGAGGCCTTGGTTGATCATGAACTTTGCCATATTCAGCGTAAAACGGGAATGGAAGTAATCAACCCGGAAACAGGAAAAGTTATTCGCAAGGAATGGGCCAAGAAAAGCGATCCTGATAGCTGGTATGTACGTGAGCATGACGTTGAAGAATTTTCAGACGTGATTCATCGTCATGGACTTTGGGATTATGGAATTGAAAAGTTTGCTGAGGCCGTAAGAAAGGCAGATTACCAAATGACTATCTATGATGCAGAGCGTGAACAGGAGATGAAGATGGCCCAATGACAAATAGCCGAGCAAAAGGAGCAGAAGGTGAACGCGAATTCGCCCGCCTCTGCCGAGATCAAGGATACAACTGCAGGCGCGGACAACAATTCTGCGGTATCGAGGGTGAAGATGTTGTTGGCCTTCCTGGGATTCATATTGAGTGTAAGAGAGTCGAAAAGCTGAACATTGAAGAGGCTATGGCCCAAAGTCGCAGGGACGCCAAAGAGGGAGAAATGCCAATTGTGGCCTTCCGCCGAAATCGTGAGAATTGGAAAATATGTATGGATGCTGAGCAGTGGTTTGCAATTTATCGGGAGTGGGAAGCTGGTCAGGATTTAGCGGGAAGGGAAACTAAACGATAAGTTATTCCTGCGGATAAGGAGGGAAAGGGCTTGGGCGAGGCTGAAATTGTGACAACAGAAAAGAAAAAGCGTGTAAAGCCGTTATGGTACCGACAAACGATCCGTCGGTTCATGACTTACACGCAGGATAAACTTCGTCTACAAATACTTATTGCACAGCTTGAGACTGAATTTCCGAGCAATACGGCTCAGCTTAGTCTAAGTCCTGGCCGTTCTATTGGAAGTATTAGTGATAAGACAGGGGGATATGCGGAGAGTAGATTAGAAATGGAGATTGAAATCAGGGATTTAAGGCTAAAGATCCGTGAGGTAGATATGATTCTTAATTCTTTAGGATCGACAGAAAAGAAATTGATTGAGCTTAAGTATATGCAAAGATTTAATAAGGATTTTTGGGTAGCTGGTGAGATTGGGATGGCTGTGAGGTCGTATTACAGATTGAAGGACGAGCTTATTGTTCTAGCTGCTCAGTTGTTTGGGTATGTAAAGAGAGAGCAGATTAGTTTTGAGGAGTTAGGGTGGGTATCACCTTAATCTTTGAATTGATTTTGAAGGAAAAAATTGTATGCCTCTTTTAACATTTGAGAGTATTTATCCCCTTCATTTTTAAGCCTAAGATGATATTCTTCAAATAGAATTTTATATTGATTATAAAAATGACAATATACAAAATTGTCTTTTCCAAAATCAAATGTCAGAAAGTGTTCAGATATCTTTTTATTTACTGAATCATAGAATACCATTGACAAAATATTGATATCTTCCAAAAGACTTAATATCATGTTGGGGTAGGCTGTGGTCACTTTACCATAGCAATCATCATTATATTTAAAGTCTAAAGTTATCATAATAAAGTTCGAAAACGACGAGTTAAATGATGAATGAATTGAATTAGACAAAAATTTTTGCTGTTCATTTCTTCGATTACGAAAGTAATCAATAAATTCTTGTTTATAATCTAGCTTACTAAATAATCGCACAATGTCTTTATTGAGTTTTCCACGAGAGATATTTTTATTCCAAAATTCGTCGTTATCATACATTTCCTCCTTATTGGCAAATTTATTGCTAAATTCTTTATTACTTAAACAAGAGAAAAATAGATTTATTGTTTCAATTAGTGATCGCTGTAAACATTTTATTCCGTCCATCATACCACTATAGAGTAATGTCCTAATACTTATCATCATGGTTACTATTTTTGCGCTTAATACTACTAATGCTAAGCTGGTTTTGCTTTCTGAATTATTCTTTTTACATATTTCATGAATCTGAATTGATAATTTCAGTGCAATATCAAATAAAACTATAAAATCTTCAAGCCTGTTTTCAATGAGACTCCTAAATTCCTTTTTTTTCTCTTCAAGAATAAAGTCAAGGTCAATAGTTATATCTTTCCCAAATTGTTTCATTGTAACTTCGTCAATCTTATTAGCATACTCTCTAACACTAATTAAGTCATTCATATTGATCCTCCCTAGCCATAATATTTGAAAATAATTTTCCGCTGAATTATTTTTGTGTTTTGGCAGAAATCTGGCACAAAATTAGCAGTGCTTAGGTGCAAATCAGTGGTATCATGGTATTAAGAGAGGCCGTCCGAAAGGGCGGCTTTTTGTAGTTTAAATAGAGTATCAGAAGGGATAATTTTGCTAATGAAGAGCTATTAAACCTAAAAAAATAATCCTTTAACGATATCAATTATAATTCCCGAAAGTATACCCAGGAAAAAGAAAAGAGTAGCTCGCATAGAACTTTTTTTTTCTACTTCGCTGTAATAACTTTTTATAGCTCTGTAAAAATACTCAGCAGATTCGACAGATGTGTTTTTGAGAACATCTACATCGTCTTGTAATTGTTTTTCTTGCTCTTTGAGATAATTAATATTCTTTTTTTGTTTATCAATTATCTCTATTCGTTTTGATAAATCGTAAGCCAATAAATTAAAAGTTTGGTTTAATTCCTTTGATACAGCTTCGACCTTTTTAGATAATAGATTAAGCTTGTCAATATTGGTTTCCATCTTTAAGCTTTCAGTTGTTTCTTCATTATTTTCATTCCACTTGTCGGATAATCGCAGGAGAGAATATAACATAATTGGTAGTAATATTGCGCTAATTATAGTTGCATATAATTCATAACCGTTTACCTTTAACCATTCATAATACCAATCAGGTAACCAGGTCATATAGAACACCTCCAATCTACTAATTCTGGAAAGAAAGAGGCAAATCCTGCATGGTGAAATCCATAATCATGCAAATTTGTAATACCCTTGTTTAAATGCGATCTTTATATAGGAGTTAGTTTTTAATTAGCCTGAGGGCTCTTTTCTTTTGCGGAATAGGAGTGAGAGTCTTGGTCAAGAGAACGAGAATTGAGCCAATCCTTTTCCAATGTACAAGATGTAAAAAGAAATACTTCTCTTTTCAAGAAAGTTTGTTATGTCTAGAGTGTACTAAGGAGAAAGAGAAGAGTGATGTGGGCAACAGAAGTGTCAAGTTGACTAACTTAGACGTTCAAGGTACTTCCAGAGAACTTGACCAAATGCGGGTCTTGCGAGTCCCGAAAAAAAACTAGTTTTGAAAAAATTTTTTTGGGGCGTTTCGTTTCGCCAAATCGAGGAGGCAGGTAAAATGTCAGACAATGAATCGAACGCAAAACTAGTGGGCAGTGATTACCTCGCCGAGGTTTTTGGTGTATCGAAGCGTAGGATTCAACAGCTCACTAAAGAGGGAGTCATTGTTGCCACCAAGGTTAAGAATGCCAATTGTTATGACCTTATGCCAACGGTTCAGGGGTATATTAAATACCTCAGCAATAAAATTAACAACCGCGAGCCTAAAAATAGTGAAGCATTAAAGAACGAGGCTAGAAAGTCAAAAGCTGAAGCGGATCTGAAAGAAAGCAAAGCCAGTATGGCAGCTCTTGAATTGGATGAGCTTGAGGGGAAAATGCATCGTAGTGAGGACGTTGAAGCTATGACAACCGATTTAGTCTTTTCAATTCGAAGTATGATTATGGCTTTGCCTGGACGTTTAGCCATTGATGTTGCCGGTATTACGACAGCCGCTGAAGCCTCAGAACGCATTAAGCAAGAATGTTTCGGTATCCTTAATGATCTTTCTAACTATCGTTACGATCCCGAAGAATATAAACGGCGGGTAAGGGAACGTCAAGGTTGGAAAGAGCAGGAGAAAGATGGCCCGGACGAAGGATAAGCGAGCGATCGACCGGCTGAATGCAGCCATTTCGAATGCGCTCAAAAACTTCAAGCCTCCCGAAGACCTCACTGTTTCGGAATGGGCTGACAGGAACCGCCGCCTATCCCCTGAGAGTTCAGCAGAGGCCGGACCATGGAGAACTTCGCGAACCCCTTATCTGGAAGAGCCGATGAATGCTTTTAGTGATGCAAAGGTTCATCATATTATCATGGTAGCTGCGTCACAGGTCGGGAAATCCGAGTTTGAACTTAATGTTATTGGCTATATCATCGACCAAGATCCTGGAACCATCATTTTTGTACAACCGTCTGTTGTGGAAGCTAAAAAGTTTTCCCGTCTCCGTGTGGCCCCAATGATCCGCGATAGTAAGCCGTTAAAGTCGAAAGTAGCTGATGCCAAGGGTAAGGATAGCGGCAATACTATTCTGCAAAAGTCATTTCCTGGCGGTTCACTCATGATCATAGGATCAAACAGCGCCGCGGCTTTGGCCTCAACTCCAGCACGATATATCCTTGGTGACGAACGCGATCGCTGGGCCATAAGTGCCGGTGATGAAGGTGATCCATGGGCCTTGGCTGAAGCGAGGCAGGCGACATTTTATAATGCAAAATCCGTAGAGGTATCAACGCCGACGATTAAAGGCAGCAGTAATATTGAGGCGTCGTTTTATCTTGGAACTCAGGAACGGTGGTGTCATCAATGCCCGGAATGTGGCGATTGGCATAATATTGTTTTCGGAAATGTGAAATATGACTATGAGGAAATTAAAGTTGGCAAGAAGAAAACCTATAACGTAACGATAAGCGGCTGGGCATGTCCCTCATGTGGGTGTATTTCACCCGAGAATGTCATGCGTAAACAGCCGGCGAAATGGATAGCAGCCAATCCCGAAGCCTATAACAATGGTGTTCGCTCTTTCTGGCTGAATGCGTTCTCTTCTCCGTGGACATCCTGGAGCAAAATCATACGTAAATTTCTTGAAGCTCAGCATAATCCGCAGAAACTAAAGGTTGTCGTGAATACTCTTTTTGGTGAACTTTGGGAGGAAAAGGGTGAGGGCGTTGAATCGGATGACTTAGTTAAGCGGCGGGAACGCTATGATTGCGACGTTCCAAAGGATGTCTTGGTTTTAACCTGCGGGGTTGACGTCCAAAAGAACCGTCTTGAATATGAAATTGTAGGCTGGGGCCTGGAAAAGGAGTCCTGGGGCATTCAATATGGCGTTATTATGGGCGATCCTGGACAACTTACCACGATTACAAGCCCGGAAGGATTGAAAATACGATCTCCCTGGGAAATGCTCGACGATATCCTAAACAAAGAATACCTTACCGAAGATGGCCAGGTGCTTCAGATCATGACGGCCTGTATTGACTCAGGTTATCATTCGGATACTGTTTATAGTTATTGCAAAGCCCGAGAAATTAATAGAGTATGGGCCATTAAAGGCCAGGGCGGAAGCGGAATACCCTTTATTCATCGGCCAACGAAACGAAATGATGCCGGAGCGTGGTTATTTAACATTGGTGTTGACGCCGGGAAAGATACCATTACTTCGCGTCTAAAAGTTGAGTTTGAAGGGCCTGGGTATTGCCATTTCCCTATCGATAATGATAAAGGTTATGACCGAACTTACTTCGAAGGGCTGACTTCTGAGCACAGAACAACCCATTATTCCAGGGGACAAACCATATTACGATGGGAAAAACGCTCATCCGGGGCACGCAATGAGCCGTTTGACCTTCGAAATTACGCCACTGCAGCGCTTGAAATCTTGAAGCCTAACTTGGAAATGCTTAAAAAATTGCGTGAAACGACCGATAACAGCCCTCAAAAGCCTAGTAATATTGCCAACAACACGCCGAAAAAAAGGCGTTACGGTGTTGTTTCAAGAGGCATTGATTTGTAAAAAAGGAGTGATTACTACGGCAACAAGATTAGAAACTCTGAATAATCGGCTCGCTGAATATCTTCAGTGTGAGGATTCGATTTTAAACGGGGCTCAAAGCTATGCCTTAGCGAAAAAGACGATTACTAGGGCAAATTTACAGGAAGTCGCCGAGATGATTAAATATCTCGAAAAGGAAATCGCTCAGGAAGAAAGCCGATCCAGGGGCAGGGGAAGAAATCTTGTTGCCGGTGCCATTCCGATCGACATTTAACACCTAAAAATTTAAGGTGTTTTATTTTTTGCCCTGAAAGGTGGTGAGAATTTGAATTTAATCGACCGAGCAGTTTCGTATTTTGCACCAAATAGGGCAGTACGTCGCGTAGCCGCCAGAAATGCTCTAAAAGTATTGAATACCGGCTATTCAGAGGGCGGGGCGTCCGTTCGTAAAAAATCTATGCGCGGTTGGAGAAGCAGGAGCGCCAGCCCGGAAGAAGATATCGACCTCAATCTTTATACACTTCGTAATCGGTGTCGTGATTTGTACATGAATGCCCCGTTGGCCAGAGGATCTATACAAACGACGCGCACCAATGTCATTGGATCAGGGCTTAAGCTAAAATCCCGCATTGATTTTAATTTCCTTGGATTATCCGAAGAAGAAGCGGACGAATGGGAACAGACCGTTGAGAGAGAATTTTCCCTATGGGCGGAATCGGTCCATTGCGACGCTTTAAAAATGAACAACTTTTATGAGCTACAACAACTTGCCCAGTTATCATGGCTCCAAAGCGGAGACGGTTTTGCCCTATTAAAACAGGATAGGCCCCAGCCATTTATGCCTTATGGCCTGAGAGTACATCTTATTGAGGCAGACAGAGTATGCACTCCCAATACTTTTAGCAATGTTATTGCCGGCGAAATAAGCATCTTTGCCATTGAAGGCAAAGCCCCGAATGGCAATCGAGTCATATCTGGCGTGGAAATTGATGCTAATGGGGCTGTTGTTGCGTATTGGATTTGTAATCGTTACCCGCAATCCTTTTATTTTGCCAGTGATTTATCGCCTTTAACTTGGACAAGAGTTGAAGCTTTTGGGCCTCTAACCGGCAGGCCCAATGTCTTACATCTCATGGAATCGGAACGTCCTGAACAGCGAAGAGGTGTGCCTTTCCTTGCTCCGGTTATTGAAACTTTGAAGCAACTCACGCGATATACCGAAGCGGAGCTTATGGCTGCAGTAGTAACAGGCATGTTTACCGTATTTGTAAAGACCGAAGGCCCTACTAGTGAAATGCCCTTGGGGTCAATGGTGCCTGAATCTATGGGCCAGGAAAATCCACAAGCAGAAACCAATGAATCAGTGGACTATAAATTAGGCAACGGCGCTATCAATATTCTTCAGCCTGGTGAGGACGTAGAGATGGCGAATCCAGGCAGGCCCAACACAGCCTTTGAAGGCTTTGTGGATGCACTTTCAAAATATATTGGTGCAGCCCTAGAGATTCCTCAAGAACTGTTGCAAAAATCATTTAAGGCCAGTTATTCTGCAGCAAGAGCGGCACTTCTTGAGGCCTGGAAAATGTTTAAAATGCGTCGCGCTTGGATGGCTCAGGATTTTTGCCAGCCGATATATGAAGAATGGCTTGCTCAAGCGGTTAGCCTCGGGAGAATAAAGGCCCCGAGGTTTTTTGATGATCCGGTTATCCGTAAAGCATGGTGTGGAGCTGAATGGAATGGACCTGCCGCCGGCCAACTTGATCCAACAAAAGAAGCTGAAGCTGCACAAATGCGAGTGGAAAATGGTTTCAGTACGAGGGAACAAGAGACGATGGAGATTAACGGCGGTAACTTTGACCGAAATGTTCAACAGGCCAAACGAGAAAACGCCCAGATGAAGGAGGCGGGATTTAATGGGCCAGCAATTAGCCCCAGTAAACGGCAACAAGCCAATAATGGGGCAAGCGACAAACCCGATGAAAACACCTAAAACTAGATATTGGAACTTTGTCATGAATGCGGCCACCGAAACAGAGCCCGAGTGCGTTGAACTTCGCATTGAGGGTACTATTGTTGACGATGAGGACGCCTGGTTATATGAGTGGTACGGTATTCCGTCTGCTGCGCCGAATGCTTTTCGCGATGAACTTTCCCAATATGCCGGGAAAGACCTTACGCTTTGGGTGGATAGCTATGGCGGCAACGTCTTTGCAGCGACCGGTATGTATGTTGCTCTCATGGAACATAAGCAGACAGGGTCAACCATCACCGGCAAGGTGGGAAGTAAGGCCATGAGCGCCGGAACCATCCCTCTTATGGCCTGTGACCAAATTCTCATGGCTCCTGTCGCAATTCTGATGGTTCATAACCCATTATCGAGCGTCCAAGGGTATGCAAGCGACATGAGAAAAGCTGCCGATGTGCTTGACGTCATTAAAGACACCATCATTAACGCTTATGCTAATAAAACAGGAATAGCAAGGGATAAAATCTCCAGCATGATGGATGATGAAACCTATATGAGCGCTAATGTCGCCACGAAGGAAGGCTTTGCCGACGATATTCTTTACCAAACCGGCGAAAAACCAGGTGATGTCATGAATTTTGCCTACAATAGGCTTTCAGTCATCAATAGCGCGAATGAATCCATAAAGCATTTGATGACGCTCTTAGATTCTGGCGCCATTTTGGTGCCTCAAAATAAACATAATGAGGAGGAAACGATTATGGATTTGGCTGAACTCAAAGAAAAGCATCCGGACATCTACAATGCGGCTATCAATGAGGGAAGAGTGAACGCAGTTAAGGCCGAAACCGAACGGCTCAAGGCGTTTGATGTCTTAAATGGCAAAGTTGATCCGGAGTTTTTGGCCAAGGCCAAGTATGAAGACGGGGCAACGGCTGAAAGCGTGCTTTTTAAAGCCTTACAGGAAGGGAAAATGATCAATTCAGCCTATGTTGCTCAGGCTGAAGCTGATGCCAATAATGCAAATCAAGTTCCCGGCAGCGCATCTGATGATACTAAACCAGACGAAGTAACAGGGATCCTAAACAGGGTTACAGCAATTGCCAAGAAAACCCTTGGGATTGCAGAAGGAGGTAATAAATAATGCCAAATCTTGACACATTGACCTATGACAATCTTTTTGCCGGGAATATTGACGTTGTAACGGAAGAAATCACCATTGGAGAGAACCAAACGATTCTACGTGGCGACTTACTTGAGAAAAAGGTCACTGAAACCATTGCCGTTGAGGGAGCCGTTGGGACTACCAATCGAACTGTCGCTACTAATTTTGTTAGGCCGTCAGGAGCTGCTGACGAAAACAGTTTTTATGCGGTAGCATCCGAAGATATTACAACCGGAGCGGGAGTTACAGCCAAAACCATCGGGTATCGAGCTGGGGTTTTCAACGAGAATTCGATGCGTTTCGGTGGAGCCTCTACGGCCGATGACAACCGGGATATCCTAGCGGCCCAAAATATTTACCTCAGGCAAGCAGTTAAGCAGTAAATCAAACAATAAGAGGGGGAAACTTACATGCCAATCAATATTTATGATCCCAGAGTTATGGACCAACTCGTAAGCGTTATGCCGGCCACCGGAGGATTTTTCAGGGATACCTTTTTCAATAGGCATTTGCCCATTCTCGGTGACACGGTTGATGTTGATTTTTACAAGGGGAAACGACGAATTTCGCCCTTTGTCAGCCCTAAAAGTGCCGGGAAGACCATTGAGAAAATTGGTTATAAGACCAATACTTTTAAGACTCCGTTGCTCAAACCAAAAGACGTAACTGGCGTTGAGGATATTTCTGTAAGATTACCGGGCGAAGGTCTTTATAATGCCGTGGCAGCTGAAGAAAGAGGCTTGATCATGCTCACTAATGCCTTAAACGACTTTAACGATATGAATATCCGTCGTGAAGAATGGATGGCTTCCAGAGCAATGTTAACCGGAAAAATACCGGTTATCGGTGAAGGTGTTAACTACGAAATTGATTTTGGATTTACGAATAAAGAAGCACTTGCCGGGGGAGCACTTTGGAGCGCTGATACTAGCGATCCAATGGCGGACATTGATCGCTGGGTTCTTATTTGCCAACAGAATGGATACCATACTCCCAACGTTTGCTTGATGTCTTCGGATGCCTATAATGCCTTTATGACCAGAGTTAAAGCACAAGGCTATTTAGATCAATTAAGTCTCAATCTAAATGTTCTGCAACTCAATCCCCGTCAGTTATCGGAGAATGTCATCTATGGCGGCATGATCCTTAAGTATAACATGCCGATTTATATTTATAACGAATGGTTCTTAGATGACTGGACGGATCCTGCCAACCCGACGGAAAGTCCCATCGTTCCCCCTGGTACTGTTTTGCTAGGTTCCACCAATGCTAAGACTACCATTTATTACGGCGAAATTAAGCTGACCGATGCTACAACAGCAAGCGGATTCCGTTCGATCGTTGGCGAAAAAGCCGCCCAAACATGGATCGAAGAAGATCCGCCGCAACGATTCTTAGCGCTCCATAGCCGGCCGTTGACAGTTCCCCAGGAAGTTGATTCTTGGTATGTAGGAACAGTTCTTTAATTTACAGATTAAGGGAGGATAAAGAACGTGGCTATTATTGTTAAAGAAGGGTATATACGGTTTAAAAATAAATCATATAAAGTTGGGGAAACGGTCAAAGGGCTTTCTCAAGCTGAAGAAGACAAGCTTATTTCAAAAGGTATTGCCGAAAAGGCGATAGAAGGAGCTAAACAAAATTCAAAATCAAATGTTCCCCCTGCTGCTCCCGAAACTTCTGCACCCCCAACAGATTCATCTGTACAAACTCCAGCACAAGCCGAAACGGCAACTTCTCCAAGTGAGACGCCTGAAGGACCAGCAACGTCTATGCCTCCGGTAACTCCTGCTGATCCGGCTAATTCTTCCGCAGCTCCTTCTACCACGGCGGCCGCAAATGGCTAATTTTAAAGATTATCTAGCCAGCGATTTAGATATTTTCTTTAATCTTGATGAATTGGGCGAAGAGCACATCATTGACGATAAACTCATGACCATTGTTCCTGACAACGAAGAGCTTAAAGAGCGGAAACTCAAAGCAGCAGAGGGTACCTATTTAGGAGACCTCCTTTTTCATGTCCGGAAGTCTGAATGGGGGCTAAAACCTTCAATCAAATCTCAGATTATTAAGTTTGATGGTAAAAAATACCACGCTTCGGATTATCAAGAGAATGATGGTGTTTGCACGATTATCCTGGAGGCTATTGGCTCATGATTACGATTGACGCCGAAAAACTAAAAGAAGTTGAAGAACGACTTGGGAGCTTTAAAAATAAGGCTCCCAATGTTATTGCCAGGGCCTTAAATCGGGCGGCTCAAAATGCCCGGACTAATGCGGTTAAGAAAGTCCGAGAGGATTATCAAATTAAAGCCGGTGACGTTCGGAGTACCATTAAAATTACGCAAGCCAATAGGACGACTCTTGGGGCCGTCGTGAAATCGACGGGGGAACGAATTCCCTTAATTAAATTTAAAGTAAGCCCTTCGAATCCGAGACCTAAGAAGCCGCCAAGCGTTCTAAAAGTCCAGGTAAAAAAGACGGGTCTCAAAGAAATCGTAGGGGCTTTTGTGGCCGACATCAACGGAAATAAGGTTTTTCGCCGTACGGGAAAGAGCCGTCTTCCTATCGAGCAGCTTTATGGCCCTGCGGTTCCTCAAATGTTAGGAAGTTCAAGTGTCAGGCAGTTTGTTGAATCCGAAGCGTCCAAAATGTTTGATCAACGGCTTGATCATGAAATTCAAAGGATATTGGAGAGCGGTTAAGAATGATACCTACCGAGTTACAGGACGTTCTGGTTAAAGAGATGGGCTCTCTGTTCAGCGGAATGCAGCTTAAGAATCCTGATGGCGAGTATGTAGCAGTGAATATTTATCCTCAATGTTTGCCTGTTCCAAAGAAAGATGAGCACGAGAATACTATTTCGCCATTCCCTTATGTTGTCGTCCGGATCCAAGAGGGCGAGGGCGTCGATGAAGAATCGGGCGATACTTGCAAGCTTATGTTTGTCGTCGGAACGTTTGACGACGATGAAAGCAACCAAGGTCATAAAGATGTACTCAATGTTTTGGAAAAAATACGGCAGCATCTCTTTAAAAAACGCATTTTCAACAAACAGTTTGAATGTGTTTACCCCTATAAATGGACGGTCAATGAAGAGGATGTCTGCCCCTACTATTTTGGAGGCATGGAAACTAATTGGACCGTGCCTAAGTTACTTTTTGATGATGAGGAGGGATTAACTTAAGATGGCTTATCAACATGGAATTTCCATTCAAGAGCTGGCAACGCCTGTCACGGAGCCCATTGAATCTCTGTCGTCAGTGCAGGTTGTCATCGGTACGGCGCCGGTTAATTTGTTGGCTGATCCGGCCGCGGCGGTTAACAAGCCTATTGTAGTCCATTACCTTGATGAAGCGAAGGCTGCAGTAGGGTATAGCGACGATTTCGACAATTATACGCTTTGCCAGTCGATTGACGCTTGTTTCAACCTGTTTGGCGTTAGCCCATTAGTGCTTATTAATGTTTTAGATCCCGCTGTCCATAATGTGGACGTGCCAGAACAAACCGTGGCTATTGTCAACAATTCAGCTAAGGTAAACACGTTTGGCGTTCTTCTAGACAATACATTCGTTGTCAAGGACAGCACGGGCACGACAACCTATAGCAAAGGAACCGATTACACAGTTTCCTTTGATGCTGATGGGTATCCGATCATAACAGTTGTCAGCACCGGTGATATTCCTTCAGATGCCACGCAGTTAAAAGTTACCTGTAAAAAAATCGATCCGTCGAAGGTCACGGAAACGGATATTATCGGGAGTTATATTTCGGCAACGGGTACCTATAAAGGAATTGAATGCGTTCAACAGGTATTTCCCCGGCTTGCCCTTGTACCGGGGCTATTACTTGCCCCCGGATGGAGTCATAAGCCAGAGGTTAAGGAAGCCTTAAATGCCAATAGTTCCGCAATTAATGGATGTTTTAGCGCCGAAGTTGTTCTTGATGTCGATTGCTCTGCCGTTAAGGATTATACAGCGGTAGCATCATGGAAAACGACCAATGGCTATACGGATAAGCGCGATATTGTCCTTTGGCCAAAGCTCAAAGTCGGCAGCAAGATTTATTGGTACAGCGCAGTGATGGCAGCATTAATCTCCTATACGGATGCCCAAAACAATAGTGTCCCGTATAAATCTCCTTCGAACAAAGTATTGCCCATTGATGCTACAGTTCTAGCCGATGGCACTGAAATTTATTTGGATATGCTGCAGGCGAACGAATTAAACGGCAATGGGATTGTAACCGCTATTAATATGGCGGGGTGGCGTTCTTGGGGGAATAATACCGGGATTTATCCCTCATCAACGGACGTGAAAGACCGCTTTATTCCGGTTCGCCGGATCTTCGATTGGTGGGGAAATTCGTTTATTGTGGATTTCTTCTCGAAGGCTGATGATCCAACGAATTACCGCCTTATTGAATCCGTTGTAGATGATGAAAATATCAAAGCCAACGGATATCAAGCGGCGGGGCAAATTGCTGGGGCAAAGATTGAATTCAGGCAACAAGATAACCCCATAAGTGCAATTCAGGGTGGCCAAATTCAGTTTATCCAATCGATTGGGGCATTTCCTCCGGCTGAAAATATCATTGATGTGCTTCAATTTGATCCGAATATTCTTCAGGCAGCCCTCTTTGGAGGTGGTCAATAATGTCCGTTAATGCAATTCCAGAAAAAGTGATCAATTACAACGTCTATTTTGACAACGAAAAGCTAATTGGCGTCAATGCAGATGCGACACTCCCAAAACTTGAACCTATGACCGAAACAGTTTCGGGGGCTGGGCTAGCAGGCGAGTATGAAAGTCCAGTTCCCGGCCATTTTGGCAAGATTGAAATGGACCTTAGTTTTAATACCGTGAGCGAAGACTCAGCAAAACTCTTGGTTCCGGGAACAAAATCCTTGGTTCTTCGCGCTTCGCAACAGAGTTATGATGTCGCGGGCGGACAAATGCAATATAGACCCTTGAAGATTACCTTAAAAGTGTTAACCAAGGGCGTAGATCTGGGCAAAATTTCACCTGGGAAGGCTACAGGCACGAAGAATACATTTGAAGTGCTTTATATCAAGATTGAGGAAAATGGGAATACCCTGCTAGAACTCGACAAGATCAATTTTATTTACAATGTCTTTGGTGTCGACGTTCTTGCCGATATCCGCAATCAAATTTAGGAGGATTTGCAATGGAAAAAGTGGTTGTTATCGAAAAAAAGGGTAATGAATATTTGGTCGAATTTAATAAGACCTTTAACTTTGAAGGAAGAGACTATAACGAAGTAGATTTGTCAGGCCTGGAAAGGTTAACAACCATGGACTTGGCGAGAGCTGATAAAATGTTTATTTCAACCGGTCAGGTCGCCATGATGAACGAGATGTCGACAGGTTATGTCTGTATCATTGCAAGCATGGTCTCGAATAAGCCTGTCGAATTCTTTCAGGCTCTTCCCGCAAAGGAAGGCATTAAGATTAAAACGATCATTTCAAGTTTTTTTTACAATTAGGTATTAAACAGGGAGACGGACAGTGGCTGAGAAAAGCTGCTGTCCGTCTTGGTTTGGATACCTTCACGTCGATAGAATTTTATCTAACGTTAAACATCTCGGATTTTCTCGATATTGCCTTAGAGATCAAAGAGGTGACTGCAGATGGCCAGTAAACTTTATCAAATCGCATTTCAACTTGGAGCAAAGTTAAGTTCTAGCTTTGGCAGTACCTTTGCATCTGCCCAAAGACAGATGGGTAACTTAAATGAGCGGCAAATCGAAGCTGCTACAGCTTCAGAAAAAGCAAGCAAGGGTTTTTTAGGACTCGGCGAAGGATTAGGAAACGTCGTAAAAATGGCGGCTGGTGTAGCTGGCGGGATCGGGTTTGCTGAAATTGCCAAACAGTCGATTGAATTGGCCTCGGATCTGAATGAGGTCCAAAACGTCGTAGACACAACCTTTGGTAACGGGTCAAAGCAAATTGATGCTTGGAGCAAAACAGCCCTTAATGCTTTTGGATTATCTGAATTACAAGCCAAACAATTCACCGGGACAATGGGAGCAATGATGAAGTCTAGTGGAATAGCTGGAGACAAACTCGTCGATATGAGCGAAAATCTCAGCGGTCTGGCCGGTGACTTTGCTTCTTTTTATAATTTAGACATAGGAGATTCCTTTGAAAAAATTAAGTCCGGTATTTCCGGTGAAACTGAGCCCCTAAAAAGTCTTGGTATCAATATGAGCGTTGCTAACTTGCAGGCCTATGCCTTGAGCCAAGGTATCAAGAAAAGCTGGAATAACATGTCTCAAGCTGAGCAAATTCAAATGAGATACGGTTACTTACTCAGTGTATCTAAGGATGCTCAGGGCGATTTTAATAAGACTCAGCAAAGCTTTGCCAACCAGGTTAGGATTGCAAAAACCAATTTAGCGCAATTAGGCGCGACAATCGGGGCTAAAGTGTTGCCATTCCTGGATGGAATATTAATCGGGTTTAACAGTTTAATGACCACAGGACCAAAAGTCATAGAAAATATCAAAAACTATTTCACGTCAGGGTCTAGCGGAATCTCTACATCGTTTAATAAGATTAGTTCATCGTTTGCCACATTTAAAACAAATCTTAGCTCGGGAACGAGCATTTCACAGGCGTTTTGGGCATCCTTTAAAAGCTCATTAGGCGAAGGCGCTGCCGGAGCCATTTCCAACATGATTGGTTATTTTGAATTTGGAACAAAAGGCTTAATTTCGTTTCTTAAAGGTGATATGAAATCGGCAGGCGACTTTTTTTACGCCATGTTTCCTGATGAAGCGGGAACACAGGATAAAGTTAATAAAATAATATCCATTCTCTCAGGACTAAAGGCTTCAGTAATCAATGCCTTTTCACAAGGTAAAGCTAATATAGCAGCGTTTGGAAAGTCAATCTCTGATATAGCGTCGAAATACGGTCCTCCTCTCATATCCTTCGCTCTCAAATTCGGCCAAGGATTTGTAAAAATGATTCCCTTATTCCAGAAGATTTCTCAGTCGGTTATCGGAGCTTTTATTAAAATCTCTCCGGTGATTTCTGGAGTTGTCGGTATTATTGTAAACAATGTTTTGCCGCCATTGTTAAAACTATTTAACTTTATAGCCACGAACATTGTTCCCTTGGTAGCCAGTGCCTTTGTGACTTATATGCCGAGAATAGCCCAAATGGTAAATAATTTATGGACTATTATAAGTCCAATCCTGAAGTTCCTCATCGGCTTAATCACGATGGTAGGAGCAGAGGTTGGAACTGTTGCTTTGGGAATTATCAATTTTGTCGCTAACTTGGCCAAAAATTTGTTCAACATTCTGGACGGAATCATTCAATTCATTTCGGGAGTCTTCACAGGGAACTGGTCAAGTGCTTGGGAAGGGGTTACTAAAATTTTTAGCGGAATCTTTGGTACCCTGGGAACTTTGTTGAAAGCTCCGTTGAATGCAGTTATAACCTTAATCAATGCTTCTATTTCCGGCATAAACCAAATTAATTTTAAGATCCCTGATTGGGTACCTGGCCTTGGTGGTCAACAATTTGGTATAAACATACCCAAGATTCCCCAACTTGCCCAAGGAGGATACATTAGGCATAGAGCCGGGGGCATCTTGGCCAATATCGGTGAAGGTAATGAGGATGAAATTGTATCGCCGGTTTCTAAACTAAAGAGTATTTTAGGGGGAGCACAAGGAGCTTTAGGCCAAGTAATGCAAGTTACCTACCAGATCACCATTCAAGGAAACGCCAGCGAAGACGATGTTTATGCAGGGGTCGAACGAGGTAACGATGATCTTGAGAAACGTTTAAAGCAAATCGATGCCAAGAAGCAAAGGCTTTCCTTTCAACCGGGATAAGGAGGTACCGCGATGACTACCTATACAACAGTCTTAGGCGATACTTGGGATATGATCGCTTATAAACTATCCGGTCATGAAACATGGGCTAAAAATCTTATCGAAGTTAATCCCCAATATGCTCAAACGGTCCTTTTCTCTGCAGGAATCGTTCTTAATGTACCTGAACTGTCAACTTCAACAGATTATTCAGCGTTACCGCCATGGAAGCAAGGTGCTGCCAATGCTGGCACGTAGCGCTGGGATAAAGATCCTTTACCAAGGAATTGATATCACAACGGATCTGATTAAGGATCTTTTGAGTTTTAAATATACTGATAATGCGGCCGATAATGCCGATGACGTAGAAATAACCCTCAAGGATAAAAGTGGTAAATGGCTGAATAACTGGTGGCCGGAGAAAGGGGATTCTCTTACGGTAGAAATCAACACGACAAACTGGCGCAAGGACGGAGATAGTCAAACTCTTCCCTGCGGCAGCTTTATTGTCGACGAGCCGGAGTATACCGGCCGGCCCCGAGTTATGACTTTAAAGGGTATTTCAACACCATCTAATACCAACTTCACAACAACGAAGAAAAGTAAGGCTTGGGAACAGATTAACCTTAAAACAATCGCTCAGGATATTGCCGATAATGCAGGACTGAATCTGTTTTTTGACAGTTCAATTAACCCAACCTATGACCGGAAGGACCAATCAGATACCTCAGATATGGCGTTTCTAGCCGATTTGTGTAAGTCTGAAGGCATATCGTTTAAGGTGACGGATCATACGATTGTACTTTTCAATGAAGCTGATTACGAAAATAGGCCAAGCATTTGTACTTTAGTAGAGGATGGCGGCCTTGTTAACAGCTACAACTTAAAAACTTCGCTGACGAACACAGCCTATGCCGGTTGCCAAGTAACGTATTACGATGCCAACAAGGGCCGATTGATTGATTATCTTTTTAGCATTAAAGATGATATCGATCCCGCCAAAGATAAGGTTTATGTTGAAAATACCCGAGTCAATAGCTTGGAAGAGGCGCAGAGGCTTGCTCAAAAGAAACTCCGCGAATTAAATAAGAAAGAATTTTCGGTGACGATGAATGTTGTCGGCGATGTTCGACTTATCGGCGGTGTTTGCGTGGACATTAGCGGTTTCGGAAAATTCGACGGGAAGTATTTCATAGACAAAGCGGCACATAACCAACCGAGTTATACGGTTGATTTAGAAATGCATAGGGTTTTGGAGGGATATTAATGGACCCAGAGACCAGGAAAGCCTTACAAGCACTCATGAATTTAATCAGAGTTGGCCAAGTCAGTTCTGTAAATGAAGTAAAGGGCACTGTCCGAGTAAAATTTGGCGATAAGGACAATTTAATTAGTCCGGAGCTCTCCCTTTTTAGTTCTGAATACGATATTCCTCCGATCGGCAGCCAAGTCCTGTGCTTGTTTCTTCCTAATGGCCTTCAGCAAGGATTTTGCTTGAATGGGTTTTACTCCGATGTCAATCCGCCTCCTGTTCAGGATAAGAACATATATTTTAAGGCCTTTGGCGATGGGACTACTTTAAAGTACGATCGGCAAGTAAAAGAACTTGAGATCGTGGCAGCAGGAAGAGTTAATATTAATGCTGCTGGTAACGTGAATATTACCGGGGACCTGACAGTCCAAGGAAATATTAATGCCTCCGGAACAATTATTGATGTTGGCGGCAATACGAACCACCACACTCATCCGGCTTAAGGCGGTGGACATATATGATTGGTTATTTTGGTGACATTATTTTTGAAACGTCGGACCAAAGAATTTTAACCTTTAGCGGTTTTAAACGTGATGTGAAAGGCCGTTGGGAAAAACATGCTGTGATCGGCAAAAAGCCTGTCTCAGAATTTTCGGGACCGGATCTGGATACGGTCACTTTTACTGTAAACTTAAATGGTAGTTATGGCGTTAAGCCAAGAGACGAAATGGAGCGTTGGGCTCAATATGTATCTCAAGGGTTTGCTGGTGTTCTGGTAATTGGCGGAAGACCCATAGGGGATAACCTTTGGGACGTTCAAAGCGTGAGCGAGGCCTGGGATACGATATTCAATCAAGGGGAACTTTACAGCGGCAAGATTGACGTGACATTAGAGGAATACGTGGAGGAGATAGGATGATTGATCTTCAAAACGTGCAAATCATTGGTATTAGGGGTGATTCTGAGATTCTTCGTAATTTAAAAGTAATCTACACGACGCCACAAGGCACGGTACCCTTTGACCGTGCCTTTGGTATTGATATCAGTATTTTAGATGAGCCTTTAAACATTGCTAAAGGGAAGCTCACTGTGGCCTATATTAATCAGGCCAAGCAATACGAACCCAGGGTCAAAGTGAAAGAAGTATCTTTTGCAATAGATTCTGAGAACGGAACTATAACCCCCAAGGTGGTGGTTGAAAGTGGATCTTAGTAATTTACCAGACGTTGAATTTGCCAGTAAAGACGTGGATACGATTTTAAGCGATTTAATTTCAGGGTATGAACAAGCCTATTTGCAACAGACCGGAGAAAGCAAAACTCTCTATCCTGGTGATCCCATTAGAATTTGGCTTTATTCTCAGGCCTTGAGGGAATTTCAACTAAGGACCTTAATTGATGCTTCGGCAAAGCAAAACTTACTTAAATATGCGAAGGGTGATTACCTTGACAATAAAGGAGCGCCATGGGTCACAAGATTGGCAGCGACTAAGGCAACGGTACCTGAAAAGTTTATTCTTAGCGCTCCACAATCGACTAATCAGACGATTCCCGCTGGGACAAGGGTAAGCCCGGGAAATAATATCTACTTTCAAGTAACGTCTGCAATAGCGGTTCCTTCCGGAACGACTGAAATATCTACGACTTTGGAATGTACAGCTGCGGGCAGCCAGGGAAACGGTTTTACTCCCGGACAAATCAATATCCTTGTAGATCCGCTGCCTTGGATCGCCAGCGTAACGAATACGGATACAAGCGGCGGTGGGGCCGATATCGAGGATGATGAAAGCCTGAGGGAACGGATCTGGCTTGCTCCTGAATCATTTAGCGTTGCTGGGCCTAGCGGAGCTTATGAATTCTTTGCCAAACAATATAGTGCAGCGGTTATGGATGTGAAAGTATCTTCTCCTAGCGCCGGTACTCTTGACATAAGGGTTCTGCTCCAGAATGGTGAAATTCCCGATAATGATTTTCTCGCGGGTTTAAAATCCTATCTTAGTGATGATACGAAACGTCCATTAACCGATAATGTAACGGTCAATGCACCTGAAGCGGTTAACTATGACATAATCCTCACCTATTATATTTCAACGGATAATTCAACTTCGGAAGCAACGATTCAGGCTAATGTCAATGCAGCTATAGAAAGCTATGAGTTATGGCAGAAATCAGCGATAGGAAGAAGCATAAATCCCTCAAAGTTGATCTCTCTGATTATGGCGGTAGGGGCAAAGAGAGTAGATCTTTCAAGCCCAGTTTATACAGCAATAGAAACTACGCAAATTGCTGTAGTTAACGTTACGAGCGTTATTTATGGAGGGCTTGAAGATGATTGATATTTATTCAGTGTCAGTCTTAGATCTTCTTCCCCCTAACCTCAAACAAGATCCAGATATGATTGCCGCCTCCAAAGCGGTTGATAGTGAATTTACACTTGTTGTTAATGAGGTACAGGATTGCATTATATTACCTCGGATCGATGAGTTAGAGAGCGATTTGGTAGATCTGTTGGCCTGGGAACTGCATGTTGACTTTTACGACGCAGAATTACCTGTTGAAACTCGTCGAGCTCTTGTTAAGAATTCAGTTCAAGCCCATAGGCTCAAAGGAACTCCAGCAGCTGTTGAGATGGTCGCAAGTACCGTATTTGGCCGTTGCTCGCTTGATGAATGGTTTAATTATGGTGGAAATCCTTATTTTTTTCGGGTTAACGTTGAAGCCAGTCAGCAAGGAGCTTCCCAATCCAATCTTACCAAGCTAGAAAGTTTAATCAATGAATATAAAAATACTCGTTCGTGGTTAGAGATTGTTAATATCTTCCTAACCTCGAATAGCAAATTTTATGTGGCGGCTGCAATGACAACAGGAGAATCCATTACAGTTTATCCTTGGAATCAAACGGAAGTTGATAGTAATAGTTTGATGGTCATTGGATTAGGATGCCAATCCGTAGAAACAACAACAGTATATCCACTTTAGGAGATAGGAGGGAGTATTTGAATGGCCGAAAATTTTTATAGTATCTTAACGAAAGTTGGAGCTGGCAAAATAGCCAATGCCTTTGCCTTAGGTACCAAAGTAAATATTACTCAATTTGCCGCAGGCGATGGCAACGGGGCCTATTACAATCCTACAGACACACAAACCGCGCTTGTTCATGAAGTCTGGCGCGGTTCGGTACAGGCTATTAATGTTGATCCGGATAACCCTAATTGGCTCGTCGTAGAAGCGATAATTCCAACGACTGATGGAGGATTTTCGGTTCGTGAAGCCGGGATATTTGATGATGCAGGAGACTTGATCGCGGTCGGCAAGTATCCAGAAACTTATAAGCCTTTGGTCGCTGATGGAAGCGCGAAAGACCTCTATTTAAAAATAGTCCTGCAGGTATCTAATACGGCTTCAGTCACGTTAAAGGTTGATCCCTCCATTGTACTTGCCAGCAAGAATGATTTAAACGCCTTAGCCGGGGCAGGGAGAACGACCGAAACAGTTAAAGGAAACGCCGATGCCATTGCTGCAACCAATCAGGCTCTTGCTACGCATCAGGCCGATTATGTGCGGCAACCTGGATACGCCCCAGATACAGGTACATCTAATCATATAGTAATGACTTTAAGTCCTGCACCAACAAGTTATGTAGACGGCATGGGGGTTACCATTAAACCAGCTAATGCCAGCACAGCTGCAACAGATATAAATGTTAATGGCCTTGGAGTTAAAAACATAGTGGATTCATTCAGTAATCCAGTAGCCAATTTCAAGGCAAATACAATTTATAGTCTGAAGTACGAGGCCACTTCCGGAAATTTTATTGTACAGGGTAAGGGGGGAGGTGGAACGGCGCTGCCCTCAGATGTGGCAAGTGGTAAGACATTTAGTAATGACACCGGATCGTATCTAGTTGGCACGAATACTAAAGAATATGGTGTTGGTGACGTATTACCCCTGTCAAGGTTAACAGCAATCCCTGTGTTATCAATGGGTGGATCGTATGTTAATAGATTCGCGTTGGAGACTTCTACCTATTTTTATATAGTAAATTCTAACGTCTTCTGTAAATACAACAATAATAACACTCTAATTTCGAGTGTACAATTTAATAACACATATTCAGTTAATTATGTCGATAAAACCTATGTTGAGGGTAATTATGTTTATATTGCATATGTCTATAACAATGCAGCTAAATTAGTTAAAATTGATTATACAACTATGACCGTTATATGGGATATTATATGGAGTTCCGTAAACGGATATAGGGTTAGGGCAATGTATTCCGATGGTACGTATATGTATCTCATAGGAAACACAACGCAAAATGACCCGAAGTGGGGAAAAGTCCAGGAATCCGATGGTTCTATTTTATCGGGTAATACACTCGTGCCATTTTCGCAATATGTTGATGGATGCATAAATGTAGGTAAATATGCTTATATACATTATAATCAAGGAAACATTGATAAGATAGACATGACTACAAATACCCTAATTAGTACATGGGCCATAACAATAAGTTCAGCTCCATCATTTAACTGGTTGGTTGTTCCTGACGTTGATACATTTGTCATTGTAAAGGGGAACTATTTTTATAAATTTACCTTTAACAATCCAACCCCGATATATTCGATTTCTGTCAATTCAACTTATAATGCAAATTATAGTTCATTATCCTATGGCACAACACCTGATAAATTGCATGTATATGTAATTTGCGCAGGTCAGATTTATATGAAAATAAGGTTATCTGACGGGGCTATCATAGATAGTGATTTATCTGTTACTTACGCACCTTATTATATATTTGGCATTGGCGTTCTTGGAAATCAAGGTATCTTGCTTAATGGGATAAGTGACTTTTGGACTTTAGTATCGGTTGCATCATCTAGTTCAACTTTATATTATTGGTATAAACTGTGTTATGGTTTATTAGTAACTAATTAGGAGGTAATAACAATGATCTTTTTAGGAAATTTTAATAAAATCTCGGATACACAATGGGCTGTGGGTTTTCAACACAATATGCCATTAGACCCAATAGAAGGGATGAAAGATGAAAATGGCAATCTATATACACAAGACCAATTAAATCAAATGGGTATATTAGTAGATAGTATGCCAGCACAACAACCGCCCCAAGGTCAAATATTATCATGCACTTATATAAATCCTCAGACTAAAGATGTGTCATATTCATACCAAACTCCAATAAATACTGATCCAAACCAGTTAATAACCCAACTTCAATCTGACCTAGCTGCAGCAAACAAGTCCATCGGGGAATTAACCATTATGATGTCAACATTGCTAACGCCTACAACTACCTAAGGTGTTAGCTTTTTATATTGAGGAAGGAGACGAGATTATGACATTCACAAAGGATTCAGGCCTAGTGCTAGTGTGGGTTTCCCTGGTTATGACAGGAACTTACACACTCGACCAAGTACCTAATCTTTATAACCTCAAAACTGTGGTAACAGAGGTTGTAAACGGCACAGCAGCTTAATTCCAAACCGAAGGGCAAAGCAAGGACTAGTGATAGTCTTTTTTCTTTGCCCTTCTACTAATTGAATAAAGGATTTAACCCCTTCAATTTAGAATACTTTCTTTAGAAAGGGGAATGGGGTTAATGATAAAAGAATGGCGAACAAGGGATTGGAAGTGGTTAATAGGAATCTTAGTCGGGATAATTGTGCTAATATTAGCCGGTTGGATAATGAAAATACCTGATGTTGGCACTTATCTTTCAATTCTAGGAACGGGAGTTTCTATTGCTTTGGCATTAATTGCAATTTATATATCGTTATCGCAAAACAACAATTCGGAGATTCTAAATGTAAACACAACGAATCTTTTAGCAAGGATAGATGAGAAAGTTGGAAACGTTAATGAAAAAGTCACAAGTATTAATCCTAAAGAAATTGCTACATTAGTTCAGACAAATGTGAATGCTACTCTTGACGATTTCTCCGATACGTTATTTTCAAAACTCGAGAAATCTGGAGTAGATCAGGGTATAGTTGAGAAACTTAAGCAGGAAGTTGCCGTTCAGTTAGCCGGCAATTCTACTTTAGCTGAATCATTTGATGTAACTAGCCAAAAAGAATTCATAGAAGATCAAGTTAAGAAAGTGCTTGGAATTATTAAGGACAAGTCATTCAGCGAAAGTGTGGGAATAATTAATTCAACGTCTTTAACGGACCAAGCGCGACAACAGTTATATAAATCTTTGGTTTATGGCAAAAACAAAAAGCCTAGAGATGACAATGACGATATGTATAATGCATTACGTGAAATGTATGTACACCGCGTTTGACTAAGGTCTTGAAAATGTTTTTTAGTTCACAGTAGACCTATTACGCGCAGCAAAAGCGAAGGTTGACTTTTCAAAGAAATAGTGTTGATTTAGTTTCAAACGTAACTTTGAGACCATCGACGTATTTTGCATAACAAACGCTCTTAACCAGGGCGTTTTTATTATGCCCTGGAATCTGAGCCCGAAATCCGCAGGAGGTGACGGAGACTAGGGTACCCAGGGCAATTCTAATACTTGGAGGCAGATATGAACGAAAAATTCATTTTCAAAACATCATTTGCCGCGATAGGGACGGCCATTACGGCTTGGTGTGGCGGGTGGGATATCGCGCTTAAGGTTCTTGTTTACCTTATGGTTCTTGACTATATTACCGGCTTCTTGGGGGCGGTGAGGCAGAAGAAAGTAAATTCCGAGGTTATGTTTTGGGGCGGCATTAGAAAGATTGTTATTCTTTCTCTTGTCGCCTTAGCAGTTCTTCTGGATAAGCTTTTTGGAAACTCCGGCCCGGTCTTGAGAACGATGGCGATGTACTACTATGCCGGGCGTGAAGGGATTTCTATGATTGAGAACGTTGGAAAGATTGGCCTCAGAATGCCGCCAAAATTTAAAAGTATTTTTCAGCAATTACAAGAGAAAGGAGATTAATATGTACGGTATTGATTGCGCGACCAGGTTAACTGCGGCGAACGTGCAAGCCCTGAAAAGTGCGGGAGTAAAAGCCGTAGGGCGTTATCTTGGAGGTAATTATGGCCTAACTGCTGCAGAAGTAAAGTCGATCTTAGACGCAGGCTTGGCCTTGTGGCTTATCCTGGAACTAGATCCCACTAAGGCAAGTTACTTCAATTATTTACGAGGGGTATCTGATGCACAATATGCTCTTGCCCAGGCTCAAGCTTTAGGAGTTCTAAAGGGCGTATGTATTTATTTTGCGGTAGACTTTGAGGCCCAACCGGGGGATATGTCCACTATAAAAGAGTATTTCCGGGGCGTTCATATGGTTCTGACCGGGAAATATCAAGTAGGTGTTTATGGGTCATTTGCAGTGCTCAAAGCCATGAAAGGCGCAGATTACCCGCCGGATAAGTTCTTTCAAACTTACGCCTGGTCCTATGGAGACAAGGCCCCAAATCACATCTATCAATACAGCAATAATGTACTAGTAGCAGGGTTTAAGGTTGATCAGGACTACGTAAATGAAGATGCAGGATTATGGACCGCGGAAGCAACGGCAAATACTACCGAAGAAAAGGGGAGCGAAGAAGTGTTAGATGTAGCAGTTTTAATGGATACTGAGGAAGATTTTTGGTCAGCAATTGACGTTTCAAGGAGGAATGGTAACTGCGCTTTGTTTGTGCGGGTATCACATAACGCTACTCCGCCAGCTGATGCTATGAAAGCTGTGCACCTAATCGTCGTTGGTGGAGCAACCACGGGGCACCCAAACGAAACGCTGCTGAGCGGCGATGATAAGTTTGGTACGGCGGCTGCTGTGAAAAAATATCTAGGCTAAATTCGCAAGCGCTTGCCAATTTGGCCAGGAATTTTCGATGAAAAGAAACGGCTAGGTTAGCTCATATCAATAGCTTGGGAGTGTAGCTTGTCAGATATTAAGTAAAATATGCCAAGAAATATGTCTGCTTGATGACTCTAACACTTCAATTAGAACTGTATATTTAGTTAATTTTATCAAGTGAACTTGACTTTTTTTATTAAATTGATACGAAACGCTTTACTTTCTTAGTCAAGTAAATTATATTTTTTCGTTAAAAAGTAAAGTAATTCTTCCTGTCCCGGCAGACAGGATTTAATACGAGCAGGTCAGAGATGGCCTGCTTCTCTATTGCCAAAAATTAAATTTTAGGAGGTTTTATCATGGATACAAATGTAATTATGTTACTCATTTCTTTAGGTTCTTTAGTAGTTGGCTCTGTCGCTGGACTAGCTATTAACTATTTAGTTCAAAAGGGAAAAGATCCTAAAGTGATTCTTAATACTGCCGACATGGTTTTAGGAGAAGCCAAAACGCTCAATGATGATATCGGCAAAGTATTTCTACCAGCACCGGCAGAAATGGTCATTGATAAAGTGATTCAAGTATCACAGGCCGGAGTTCATGCAGCTGAACAACGTTACAATAGCAGCCAGATCGCGAAGGATCAGAAGAACCAAAACGCCTATGACGCAGCCATGAATATGCTTAAAATTGCCGGGTATGAACCTACGCCAGAAATCCAGAAAGCAGTTAAAGATATGATCGAAACCGGTGTGTTTGATATGAATTCGAGCGCACCTGCTGAAGAAACAGCTCCCGCTGCTACCGATCAAGCCGTTAGCCAGGCCATTGCTAGTAAGGTCAAACAGGTTGTTACTCCGATTGCGACACAGGCCGCGAACGATGCAGTTCAGCGGGTGATTAGCCAAACGGCTCAAGCTTTTTCGGGTGCTGTGACTCCGCAGGCTGCTCAAGCTACTCCTGACACTCAAATAGCTCAACCAGATCCGCAAACGCAAACTCAACAGCCTGCATAATTAAAGCTCCGGTGCCGGCCGGCGCAGCCACGGCGAAGCCCCTCTCTCAATGTAAATGTGAGAGAGGGGCTTTTTGTTTAGTCATAAAAGTTTATTAAGGACATGCAAGTCTATCGAAATTTAATTTAATACTTCGGTTCTCCAATTCGAGTACTGGAGGATGCTTTCAAACTCAGTGAATAGTAGGGCTATATATTACTATTTCTTCACTTTTTTTTGAGCTACCTGCGCTATAATTTATGCTTATTATTTCCTGTTTAAAGTTTCTATAGAGGTTCGATATAAATTCGCAATTATCATAAGTTACAATCCAGTTGTTATTAGAGCGTAAGATCTCTTCCGCTAATCTACTATGGTCAGTAGGCTTAAAGCAATTCATATAAAGGAGAGGTCCTTTTTTTACATAAGGTGGGTCAAAGTATATAAAGGATTTACGCGGATCCTCGCCAGGTATGATTCTTTCTATGAATTCGTTTACATCGTAATTGTAAAACCGGATATGATTTTTATACAAAGAGATATGATGAAGCTTTTCGATCAAAGTCTTTTTATTAAATCGAGCATCTAATTTATTTGAACCTTTCTGATCGGCACCGCCAATCGGACCTCCGTGAAGGATACCAGATATATTTGTCCGATTGAGGAAGAAACTTGCAAAGCCGACTTCTAAAGTTGAAAATATGTTTTGATTTTTGTAGATATATTTTTGATGTTCTCTCTCTTCAATGGTTATTGAGGTTAGCTCGATTAATCTACAAAATTCTTCCGTATAATTTAGTATACTATACCAAAAGGAATAGACAGCATTATCTAAATCATTCAGTATTAGTTTGGAAACATTCTTTTTGAATAATAGCTTTAGGGCGAGACCAGCTCCGCCAGCAAACGGCTCGATATAGGTGCATTTTTCGAGATGGTTTCTTTTTATTATGTCAAGAACGAAATCATATAATTTAGTTTTTCCGCCAGGATATCGTAAAGGAGTTACTGTTGCTGGCATGGTGTACACCTCCTCACGTTGAATATAACATAAATTCACATGCATGGCCATAGAAAACAGAAGGCACTATACTATTTAGTTATTCCATTCATGAGGGTTTATACCATTAAATTCTGCAACCTTTTTGAACATATGGTACAAATCTGTATGGAATTTATCTAGTTCTTCCTCGTGTTCATTACTATTTACCCAGTGTTTGAATAAAAGTTGAAAGAACTCCTTATGTTTATTAAAGGTAGCTTTATTCAATTCTCGTTTGATTCCTTTAGTAGATTCCTTTTTTTTCAACAAATCCTCGAGCGTGTTTGTGATATTATCTATATCAGGACGGATTTTATCTCTATAATAGATTTTTCCGAAACCAAGGTCTAAGATTGTTGGTTCTGTCCAAAAGGGATCGTCGTTGTCGAATAACTCAATGGAGTAATGCATTATTAGTTCTTCTGGTGACTTCCCGCCAGGTAAAATAATAATGTGTTTACGTAGTTCTCTTTTTCCATTCTGATCTCCATCTAGAATACAAATCGATTGTAAGATTGATTTCAATAGATGATTATCATTAAAAAGATTAATTAAGTTTTCAGCCCCAAGTTTAACATCAACTAAATGAAAGAATCTACGAACTCTAGGGAATTTGTCAGGAAATTTGTCGCAGAAATAGTCAAAAATTGTATTCAAAAATATTCTTGCTTCATCATCTTCCATAAATAATGGAATGGATCTATTTGTATAAATGTCAGTGTGTGTTTTAGATTCAAGAAACATCTTGATTTTATAAATATCTGGCGAGTCCAATTTGTGAACTGTAGTTATATTATCAATTAAATAAACAACATTGTGTTTTTTTAAAAGTGCATACTCTAGCAAAGATAAACTATGTGTAGTAAAAAAGAATTGAATCTTGTAATCACTTGAATATTGATGAAATAGTTCCAATAATTGAATTTGTGCGGAAGGGTGGAGCGTAGCATCGAGTTCATCAATTAAGAGAATACTTTCAACGGAGTTAGAGCTACCTGTAATATTTTCGTAATAGTATTTCAAGGATACAATAGCAGTAATAATTATAAATAAGTTATCTTCACCAGCTGATATTGTATTAGAGTCGATACCATCGTGTGTGCTATTAAACTCTGATCTAATTTTTATATCGCCCATTTTTTGCGGGCTTATGGAAGAAATCGATAATCCGGTCAATTGTTCGTACAGCCGCATAATTTCCTCTTGATATTCATTAGGTAATGATTTTTTAATTCCTTCTATGGCATTGTCGTTCTGGTATTCACCAAAAGGTACTAGACGAGATAAACCTAAGTATATAACTGGGCAACTAGGTAGTTTGTCATGAGAACCTTTTGGATAATATGGCTTAACTGAATATCTATTGCTTTCAGGAGAATTGTGCTTTCTAAATGCTAAAGTTGGGTGATTAAAATAATGTGTTGTGAATAATGTGCCGCTATGACCGATAGCAGGGTCGTTATATTGTTTATCGCCGCGAGTTAGGCTTTCTATTTTGGGGTTTATCGTATTATTGATTTTTTTAATTATTTCTAGGCATTTTTTATCTTGAAGCAAAGGGCAATTCCTACTATTTACTGTCTGAAATGAGTTACTAATTAAATACAGCAAGGAAGTTTTGCAAGTTCCGTTTGTTCCGGAAATTACGTTAATATATTTCGTGAAATTAAATTCAATATTCTTAATCTTTCTATACTGTATTATTGAAATTTTTTCTAACACCCCTGGTTCCTCCTACCACATTCACTAATTAATAGGCCTCAAAGCTTCTCCCGCTTGATCAGCGTAACGGGTGCAACAAGTCACAATCGTAGCTCAGTAAATAATTTGGGTACTGCTTTTTGCAGTTCTCTTTGAAGAAAGATTTCCCTGCTTTTCGACAAAATGTTCTATTTTACGATTCGATTTAGCATTAAGCCCTTCTTCATAAAAAGAATCCCTTGTGTGTGAGAAGCTTACTTCAAGGCATATATCATAATTGGGCTAAAGAGAAGCGATCCCAATGTTCAGGCCCATCCCAAATCTACAAAAATCTAGCTTATTACCGCAAAGAGCGTAAGTTAGCAAAGATAGCTGATATTGTTGGTATGGATCAGCTACAACCTTTAATCGAGGCGGGCGTAGTATACTCTAGAATATATGTACTTATGAGTTTAGGGGATTGCCCTTGGGGTTATGATGAAGAGTTGGTTTGGGAACGTTAAATCTCCGTTGTGGTGTTAGTGATACATATTGTATATTTTAGAAATGGGGTGATAAAGTTGAGCCTAAATTTAGTTCTGCAATTTTTACCTTCGATATTATCGACAGTACTAGGTGGTATTTTAGGGTATTTGTTTGGAGTAAGGACTCGGAAGATTGATAGGTTCTTTGGTCAAGTTCAGGAAAACCTTAATAAAGTATCTAGTCCTCTTTTTCACGATATCAGAATTATCGAAAGACAATTTCGTTCATGTGAGAGGCAACGACTCCTTAAAGATTTTTTTAATAAATATGGGGCAGCATCAACAATGATATACCAAATAGGAAACAAGTCTATTTGGGAACAATATTATCAGCTTGAAGATAAATACTATACTTTTTATAATCAGCGAACACAGGAAAACTGGAATGACTTTTGGATTTGTTTTCATCTGTTTTCTTCTAGAGTTAAAACTGAGTACAGAATAAATACAATGGTTATGTTTAGAGAGTATGATTGGATGCGTTTCATTTCTGGAAAAGGTCTTCTTTCAAGATTCTTTCATGAATTTAGTCGCATCTGCTACGAGACATTTAAGACTTTATCCTTTGCGTCCTTGTTCTTAATTTACATAATTTTATGGGATAGTTTGATTGGAAACCACATGATCCCCAAAGACATCAAATCATTGTGTTTCTCGGCAATAGGTTATATCATTTTTCCATTATGGGGTTTTTCTATGATGTTAGCGACCAGATATATAGCATCAACTTCATGGAAATTGGATAAATCAATTATTCAGCTCTTTATTGAACGGAAATTTCCTAGAATAGCAAAGCGTTGGGACAAAATATTCTCTGATCAACCGAAACGTGTTGTTGAGAAAATTAAAACACCTGAAATGTAATGAAGACAGCAAATAAATATTGCAGTAACCATCGAGCAGCTCTCTACTTTACTGAGGAAAAAGATCAAACGTTGAGTATAAAAAGACACCGAATGAAATCGGTGTTGACAGTGTGTGCCTAAAAGAAAGGATAAAAATGAATAAGAAGAATAATCTTATTAAAGAATTGTTTTCCTCATTTTTTATAGTTATTATTTGCTTATTATCAATTTCACCCTTTATCGGTGGATTTTTTATCTTAACTAGGTATTTATTGAATATGCTTATGCGTAACTTTGTATTTGCAAATTTTGTTTCGTTGTTGTTATCCTTGATAGTTTTCGCTTATTTGCCAGATAAAATTTTAGATTACCTTTCAGTAATAACAGGAATTTTAATGGAAGCTGATCTTTATCGTCCAAAAGGATATATCGAAGGTTCGGTTGTAGTTCGTGTTATTACCGATTTAGCACGACTACGATTACGCTTTGTTGTTTATTTTATAGCATTCATTTTAGCCCTTTTTACGAATCTTAAAGAATGCGGGTTTGATTTAATTAGGAGTCAATATATAAATGACTATAGAACCGCAATCAATGGAGCTATTTTGACATTTATCGTTTTTGACAGAATGGTTAATGAATATCGTAAGCTACAAGAAAAGGAAGATGAGCCAACCCCATGAAAATCTTTGTCACCCCCATCTCCGTTTTCACCTGATTCGAAATCAACGGCGGCCCTCATTTTTCTTGATGTCCCCTCTTTAATGAGGGGATTTTTTTGCGTTTTGGGGCTAGGCATCCTTGAACTATAGTTATATAATTAGAACAAATGATCTAACAAATAATACAGACGTTTGGTGGTGAAGACTTGAATAGTCCAATTAAATGGATGGGTGGCAAATATAGACTAAGAAAAACCATCGTAAAAATGATACCTGATCATATATGTTACTGCGAGCCCTTTGGAGGCGCTGGCTGGGTCCTCTTTGAAAAATCTCCTTCTAAAGTAGAAGTCTACAATGACATAAACTCTGAACTAGTTAATTTTTTTCGAGTAGTAAAAGAAAAGCCCGAAGAATTCATTCAGGCATTCGATTATCTACTTATTTCAAGAGAAATATTCCAGAAATACAAGGCGCTAAATCTCAGCGGAACCTCAGATGTAAAAAGGGCGGTCAGGTTTTATTACTTATTACATTTTAGCTTTGGAGCCTTAATGAAGGGCTTTATGATTAGCCCTTTAAAGAAGCCACCAATGACTCTAGAACGAGTAAGGGAAAGCATAACCTCTGTGAAGGACAGGTTGATAAATACTATTATAGAGAAAAGGGATGTAGAAAAGATCTTATCAAGTTACGATCGTTCTTCAACGTTTTTCTACTGCGATCCTCCTTATTATGGGTTGGCTGATTATACAGGTCAGGGGAGTAAACCATTTTCTAAGGATGATCATGTTAGATTGAAGGAATGTCTGGCTAAAATAAAGGGAAAGTTTTTGTTAAGTATTAATGATCATCCGGAGATTCGAGCGCTGTATTCAGGCTTTAACATAAAAGAGATAGATGTAAGATATTCAGTTTCCAGAACCAATAAAAGCAGCTTTGCCAAAGAATTATTCATAAGCAATTATGAGATAGGGATAGACAAATGAAAATTTATGCCACACCGATCTCCGTTCTTGTCTGGTCCGAACTCAACGGCCGTCCTCATCCAGTACGCTTCAAAATCAACGACAAAGAACTTAAGATCGAGCAGGTCATCTCAACGGAAGAGGAGAAGATTGCCGGCAATTGGATGCTATTGTTCAAGTGCCAGAGCGAAATTAATGGAGAGCTAAGACGGTTTGAACTTAAGTATGAACTAAATACTTGTAAGTGGATGTTGTGGAAGATGTAGCATAATTATGTTAAATACGGGAAAAATAATTTCACGAAGATTAATCGTCCTGCTAAGATCCCATCGATAACGGTGGGACTTTTTATTTCCATAGCAATATTGGGCATACTATTCCCATATAAATGGGAGGTCAAAGTATGCGCGAACTTGAAGAAATAATGAAGCAGATCGAAGAACTGCGGCGTAGCATGGTAAAACTTAAAGAAGGGAAAGGCCTCACGGATCAAGAAGTTGTTACTGCAAGCCAGATGCTTGATGTGGTTTTGAATGAATACTACAAAGTATTGAAATCAAGGGTTGATGGGCAAAAGTAAAGAGAGCTTAATCGCTCTCCTTTTTTGTTAGCTGTAAGTTTAAACCTCTAAGTAAATCTTCAATCCGTTCAAGTGAATCGTACGCTTTTCGATTAGCTTCTTGGACTCCGTTTCTGACGGCTGTTTTTATTACGAAGTATGCAGTAATTAAGCTCAGAATCGGTAATATAATCGCGGAGATGAGGGTATAATCCGGGACGATTATGTCATTCATGGCTTAAACTTGTGACCGCATTTCATGCAGTATAACTCCATTTTATTTTTCCCGATTCCCCCGGCCAATAATCCAACAGGACCCAATAGAGCTCCACCGACAACGGCCTTCCCTATGCCAACTCCTTTTTTATTGGCGGTAACAGATGTTGATAAACATTTTGGGCAATATGGAATTCCTTGTTCATCCATTTCTTTTTTTCTTAATAGATCCTGTTTAGCTTTTTCGCTTTGTTTATTCATTTCAGCTTTTAAGCTTTCCTTAGCTTTATCTAAAAAACCCAT